AGTGACGGCGAAAGGCGACGAGTTTGTGATTCCGCTTGTTGGCACGAAAGCGGCTGACAAGATTCAACCCAAAACGAACCGCAAAGGCGGTTGGAGAGTAAAGGCCATGCAAGGACTAGATGGCGATTCAACCGCCGATCCGACGACGAATCCGCAGCAAACACCCGAAGACCCGATGATGCAGCCTGACGAAACGACAGAGCCGCAAATGAAGGTCGGGGCGTCGTTTGCTCACACGCTGTATCAAGAGTTGGCCAAGGCAATCGACCTGATTGATACGGGTTTGCAGCATCAAGAAGAACCGAACATTGTTCGGATGGCGAAGCGTCTCAAGGCGATTCTTGGCCATGCGGCAGACAAAATGCACTTGCACTACGACAAGTATCGTGCTCAGCACAAGGACATGCCCGAACTACCACAGATGGATATGGGCAATGGCGATGCTGACGACGATGATGACGTTCTCGTTGATGAAGAGATGGACAAAGACAACAATCCGGTGTACACGGAAGACGAAGGTGAGTCCTCTGATCTGGTTGACGATGATGCGTTGCCCGACGAAGGCGATGATGTTGATGGCGGCGAAGTGGACGCGGAAAGCGAGCCTGATGGCGACGATGATGCTGACGACATGACTGATGATTCGGCGATGGAAGAAGACGATTCCGACGACGACGAAGATGATTCGGACAAGTGGGACAAGAAGGCGTTGACGAACTACTATCGCAAGTCGGCAGCTGTGGTGAATGGTTGGTGGAACAGCAAGACGTTCCAGTTGAACGAAAAGAACATCGGGCCGATTCGCGAAGCCAAGGAGTTCTGTACGAAGATTGCGGCCAACGAAAAGGCTGGCAAGAAGGTCCGCGAACTAGCGACGTTGCACATGAAAGCGTTGGGTGCGGCGTTGGGTGAAGTGGTCGAAGGAACGGAAGGGTTGGCGATGGTGACGAAGGCGATTGAAACGCCAGCGACCACGGCGAATGATGTTGATAATGCGACGTTGGAATTGCTGTTGACGAAGTTCAACGAACTGGACCAAAAGATCAATGACAATGCAACGCTGCTCACGTCGATTACAGGGCGTTAGGATACGTTCCCAATCTTGATGATCCTGAACCCCGCTAGTTCATTGCTAGCGGGGTTTTTCTATGCAATTTGCTGATTCACTTTTACAGTTGTCAAGATGAATTTCTAGTTCCCCTCTTCATAGTGGAGTGTGCCGAGTGTGACAACGTATGCGGAACACGGTTAAGGGCCGCGTCACTACACTCAAGGACAGTATCAATGTCTACGGCTACTCCTGTGAAGGATGTCGGACAAGCACTGTTGAGCAAGTTTGACGACTTGGCCAACACTGTGAAGAAGCAAGGCGAAACGCTGACGGACCTGCAAACGAAAGCGAACACGCCTGCGGTCAATGCCCCCTACGGCATCATCGGGGCTTCGCCTTCGGTGAACGAAGGGTACAGTTTCATGAAGGCCTTGGCGTTGTGCCGTGGCTGGTTGAAGCCTGAGCAAGCCAAGGTCGAATACGACATCGGCATGAAGCTCAAGGGTGCGTACAAGAAAGACGGCTGGTTGCCGGAGCACGAGAACGCCAGTTTCCTCGTGCCGTTCTCCACGTCGCACATCCCCGGTGGGAGCGACGAAGCGGATCGCCTGATCGCGGAAACGCGGATGCGGGTGAAGGCGGGTGACCGTGGCTATGATCCTGATGAAGCGGCTTGGTTGAACAAGCGTTTTCCGGGCATGGTGACGAAAGCGTTGGGGACGATTAGCGATACGGCGGGTGGTTCGCTGGTGTCGATGCCGTCTTTGGGCGAGTTGATCGACATTCAACGGAATCGCGAAGCGTTTGCTAACGCGGGGGCCAGTGAAGTCGGCTTGCCTGCCAATGGTCGGATTCAATATCCGAAGTTGGTTGGCGGGGCAACGGCGTATTGGGTCGGCGAAGCGGCTTCGGTGACGGAAAGCCAACAAGTGACGGGTAACTTGAACCTCGAAGCCAAGAAGCTCGGTGTTCGGGTTAGCCTGAATAACGAGCTGCTTCGGTTCACGTCCCCGACAACGGAAGCGTTGGTTCGGAACGATATGGCTCAAGTCGCGGCCCGCAAGGTTGACTTAGCGATGTTGGAAGGTACGGGTGGGACGCAAATCAAGGGTCTTATCCAATACGACACGCAATCGGCGTGGGTCTACGGCGTGGACAAGGTCATCAAGTTGACGGCCTCGACGGTGGCGACGGATGGTAACACCTTCGATCCCGAGGACGTGCAACGCTTGATGGATGCTTTGGCGGATGAGGATGATCCGACGGCGTTCTTGATGCGTAAGCAGATGTTTACGGCTATCAAGAATCGTCGTGCTAGCTCGGGTTTTGCGGCGGCGGATGGCGAAGGCTTGTTCATGTTCGATGTGACGCGGTCCTTGCAAGCAGGTATCAAGCCGGAACTGCAAGGCTTGCCGGTGGTGCGAACCAGCCAAATCAACAACACTCGTGTGAAGGGTTCGGGAACGAACCTGACGTACATCGTGTGTGGTAACTTCAAGGAATGGCTGATTGGTCGTTTCGGCGTGATGGAGTTCTTGACGAACATCTACGGCGACACGGTGTTCTCGCAAGATCAAACGCAGATTCGCGGTATTCAGCACATCGATGCTGGCCCGCGTCACCTTGCGTCCTTCGCGTGGATGGACCAACTGTTGGTGGCCTAATCAGTGAGTGTTTAGCAGGGGGTTTCGGCCCCCTGTTTTGGAGGATTCAATGAGTACGTACATCAATGACTTCAAGAACGCGGTGGGCTTGTTTGCGTCGTTGTATCCGGCGTTAGTTGATGATTCGGCTAACGGCGAAACGGTTGACATGATCGGTTCGGATTCGCAGTGCTTTGCGATTCAGTTTGTCGGTACGGTGAACGGCACAAACCCGACACTGGACGGCAAGATTCAAGAATCAACTGACGGATCGACATGGACTGATGTTACAGGTGCGACGTTTGTTCAGGTGACGGCGGCAGAAAAGATAGAAGTCATTGTGTTTCAGCGTACCAAGCAATACCTGCGTCATTCGAGAGCGATTGGCGGGACATCGCCAGAGTTCACGTTTGGCGTCTTGATCGGCGAAGTGAAGAAGACGTTTTAACTTAACAATTAACCTCAAGGGGTTTTGAAATATGTCCACTTACATTCGAGACTTTTCGAATAATGCGTTGCTCAAGCAGGTGATTGCTCCGCAACTCCTGACGGCGACGACGACGAATGCTACCGGCGTTGACATGATTAACGGCGACGGTCAATGCTGGATGGAACTGGCACTTGGGACGTGGAATGCCACGTCGCTAAGCGTCCAAGTGCAACAATCGACCACGACCAACTCCGGCTTCACCGATATCACGGGTGCGGTGATTGCGGCGACAACGGCTCAATCGGCTGGCATCCAAACGGTGAATTTCCGTCGCGACTACCAATACCTTCGCGTGATCGCGACGGTGAGCGGTACGACGATTGGAATTAGTGCTGTGATTGGCGAGTCTTTGAAGGTGCTGTGATCCTTCGCACTCCCATCAGGCTAACCACAAACGCATCTCTTCGGGGGTGCGTTTTTTGTTTGTTCTTGGTCGGTTGCATCATAGGCGAAACGGATCAACGCATCTCAGAAATGGAGTAATGGATGGCCAAGTACAAATGTATGATCGGGCAGTTCCCGGGTGGTGGCACGACGAGCATGCATACATCGCCGTGGTTGCTGGAAACATTCGGCAAGATGTTGGAAGACCCGAAGATTGGCAAAGGCAATGTTCTTGTTTGGCAAATTGCCGACACGCCGATTACGATGGGGCGGAATCGGTGCTTAGTGGCGGCTGAGAAGCACGATTGCGACTTTGTGCTGATGCTCGACAACGATATGTTCTTTGACTTGCCGTATAAGGACAGTGTGCCGTTTTGGGATGCGGCGTGGCCGTTTGCGTTAGAGCATCATGGCCCTTGTGTGATTGGTGCTCCGTATTGTGGTCCGCCACCGAATGAGAACGTTTACGTGTTCCGCTTTGAGAACACGCAGAGCGACGATCCGAACCCGAACTTCAAGTTGTATCCGTATGCTCGCAATGAAGCAACGATGATGCACGGCATCAAGCGGTGCGCGGCGTTGCCAACGGGTTTGATGCTGATTGACATGCGGGCTGTGAAGCGTCTGCCGCATCCGCGATTCTACTATGAGTGGACGGATGAGGCTCATACGGACAAGGCATCGACGGAAGACGTGACGTTTTCGCGTGACCTGACGTATGCGGGAGTGCCGTTGTATTGCGCGTGGGATTCGTGGGCAGGCCACATCAAGCCGAAGATGGTTGGCCGTCCCCAAGCGATTCCTGATGACAACGTGCCGGGCTGGATCGTCGAACAAGCGGGCAAGATTGCCCGTAGCGATGATCGGCTTTCGGCATGGAAAGAAAAGCCGCGTGGCGACTTCTTGCTAACGCCTAGGATGTATGATCCTGTCCATGCGGATGAGCGGATCAAGGCGTTGACAGAAGCGTTTGGCGAGTGCCTTGTATCGGACTCGGTATTGAACAAGTAGAAACACATCCGTTACGCCGATGTGTGCAGTGGAAGGGGTAGCAATTGCTACCCCTTCTTTTATTGCCCCTTGTGTGGTTGATGATCCTTAAAACGACCACATGAGGGATGACAATGACACTTTCAGCGGAATACTTGCTTCTTGGTGCTGCCGTTCTTGGCGGTGCGGGTTTGTTGCTTGACGAAGCGAAGCAATCAACGAAGCAACTTGGCGACAACTTCAATCAGCAAGTAACGCGGGTTGGCAAGATGAATCCTGTCCCCAAGCAAGCCAAACAACCACAGGAAGAGCGTCGGGATGTGTCGTTTACTGACGAACTAACGCCGTGAGGTAAGCGATGTCAATTTCTTACATTGGATCGGCAAACGCAGCGGGTGCAAGTGCCTCTTTTAATGTTGACTTGTCTAGCCTTGGTCTTGCGGAAGGCGATTTGGTTATTGTGGCGACAGGTTTATATGGCACAAGCAACTTAAACCCCGGCGTCAGCACATCTGGATATACGGAGATTGCCGACCTGTACTCCGATGACACACGCGACATGAATTTGTCAGTGAACTGGAAGTTGATGGGATCGACGCCAGATTCATCCGTGACATGCAATGGATCGGGAAGTTCGTTTAACGGGGCGGTAGGGATTGCTTATGTTTTGCGCGGCGTCGATCAGGCAACACCCTTAGACGTGACAAGCACAACGGCGACGGGGATTGACAGCGGCGTTCCTGACGCTCCAAGCATCACGCCGACAACATCGGGGGCGTGGGTTATCGCGATTGGCGGAAGCGTCGCAAACACGTCGGATACAGCCGTTACACCGCCTTCTGGTTACTCGAATGCGGTGTACCAATTCAGCGATCCGAACCTCGGCGTTGCGGTGGCCATCGCATCGAAGGCGTGGACGGGTGGTGCCGAAGACCCCGGCGCGTGGACGAACTGGACAACAGCGACCAGCGAATCTTGGTGTGCGGTAACAATGGCAATCCGCCCTGCGGCGTCAGCCGGTGGTCAACCAACGAGCATTCGTAGTTCGCAAATTCCGTTTGGTGCGATAGGCCGGATTGGTTCTTTTGGAGGGCGTTGGTAATGGCATCGAGTGACGCAAAGCCAGTTCCGCAAAAGAACGTGGCTTATCGTGTAACTTTCGCAATCTTTGATGCTGACGGCGACCTTGTTACGGGTGCGACGGGGCTTGACTCCGAAGTGTCGAAGGACGGCGGCACTTTCGCGGATTGCACCAACGAAGCGACGGAAATTGCGACCTCGTCGGGCATGTACTATCTCGACTTGACATCCACAGAAATGAACGCGGATTGCGTTGCGATTCTTGTCAAGACTTCGAGTAGTGGGGCGAAGACGACGCCTATTGTTTTGTATCCCGAAGAGGCTGGCGATATTCGCGTAAACGCAACGAATATCGGATCGCAAACGGCCTCGGCGTCGGGAACAGTAACGTTCCCGAATGCAACGTTGGCAAGTACGTCGAACATCACGGCGGCGTCAGGGATTACGCTGGCGGCAGTGACTCATACGGGGGCGGTGATTCCAACGGTAACAACCGTGACGAATGCGGTCACGGCGGATGTTACGTCGATTAGTGGCGATTCGGGTGCGGCGGATAATCTTGAAACGATGCTTGATGGCACAGGTGGCAGTACACTGACGGCGACATTTTCGGGCACACTCACAACGGTAACGACGCTAACGAACCTTCCTGCGATTACGTCGAACTGGTTGACGGCGGCAGGATTGGCGACGGATGCTGTGAATGAGATTCAGAGTGGGCTGGCGACGGCGGCGGCATTGGCCACGGTTGATACTGTGGTTGGCTCGATCTTTGTTGACACGACTGAGATTGGCGTTGCTGGTGCTGGCTTGACGGCGTTGGCTCCTGCTGCAACGGCATTAAGCACGTCGCAATGGACGAATACGCGGGCTGGTTACTTGGACAACCTCAGTGCGGGGGCTGTGGCTCAAGCGTCTACGGCTTTGTCTACGGCGACGTGGACAGGCACGCGGGCAGGCTACTTGGACAAGTTGAATATCACGGGTAATGTGGCTTCGTCGGCGGAAGTGACGGCGATTCAGAACAACACGCGGATTGTGTTTGTGGTCCCTGAGCAGTTAATTCGTCCTGCGTCGGGAACGACGACCATTTATGCACGGGTGTATTTGTACGACGAAATTGGGCAGATGGAGACTCCAGATAGTGCCCCGACGATTGAGTTGCGTAATGCGACGGGAACGGACTTGACATCGCGACTGGCATCGCCTACGGGGACACTGGAATCGACTGGCGTGTATCGTTGGTCATACACCAGCACATCGACGGATGACCTTGAGCAGTTGTTGTGGTCCCTCACTGTGGTCGAAGGTGGTAACACGCGATTGAATGGCCGGACATCGTGGGTAGCGGAAACGTACACGACGGACTTCACGAGTAGCGATAGAACGACGTTGAATAACATCTACGGGTACGTGGACTCGATCTCAACAGATGTTTGGGGGCACGGCACGAGGACATTGACGGCCTTGCCGACAATCCCAACAAACTGGCTAACGGCTGACGGTTTGGCCTCGGATGCGGTAACAGAAATCCAGAGCGGCTTGTCAACGTTGAATGCGGCGGGTGTTCGCAGTGCGGTTGGATTGGCTTCGGCGAATCTTGACACGCAACTGAGTACCATCGATACTGTGGCCGATAGCATTCTCGTTGACACGGCTGAGATCGGTGTGGCGGGTGCTGGCTTAACCGCAATTCCGTGGAATGTGTCTTGGGATGCAGAAGTCCAGAGCGAATGTGCGGATGCGTTGGCTGCATACAACACGTCAACGCTGACGGCTTCGGGTGTGTGGGGTAATGCGACGAGGACGTTGTCGGCGTTTGCATTTACTGTGGATACCAACGCGAATGCGACGGAGACGGCAATCAAGGCGAAGACTGATTTGATTCCGGCGAGTCCTGCTGCGGTTGGATCGGCGATGACGTTGACTAGCGGGGAGCGGGATAGCATTGCCACGGCGTTACTTGACTTGAGCAACGGCGTCGAAACAAGCGTCACGGTTCGTAATGCGTTGCGTTACATTGCTTCTTCGGTTGTCGGTGTGTTGAGTGGTGCTGGCGGTACTGGGACGGCAACGATCACGATTAAAGCGATTGGCAACGACGGGACAACGCGATTAACGGTGGAGACGGATGAAGACGGCAACCGTACTAGCGTAACACTGGCGTAAGGAGCGACGATGTTTCCCAAACGAATGTTTTCGATTCGTCAGTTTGCAGTGCGAATGTTTGCCCGGCAAGGATCGCCTTCGCCAGTGTTGGACCCTGACGATCAAGGCATCATCGGAATCAACACGTTGTCGTTGAGTATGTCTGGTAACAATCCAATGTCGGCGACTATGACGGGCAACAATGGACAGTCGGTATCGTTGACGGGTGTGTCTACTATTGCTATTTCGATTACGGGCAATCGCGGTAGCATTTCTATTTCAGGGCGGCATACTTAGTCCAAAAGGAACGGCAGGAAAGACATGCGTGACCACAACAACAGGATTGATCGGATGCCTCAAAAACTGCCACTTGAGAAGAATCCGATCAATCCAAAATGCACGAATACCAACATCCAAATATACTTAGCGGCATTTTTGATTGCATTGTTCTCGATGCTTGCGTGGATACTAGGTTAGATACGCATAGTATACCTTCTAACATCAACTGGTAACGCTGTCTTAACCATGTTCGTTTCCGGCCTTGTGGAAACGAACATGGTTCTATGTGTCCTGCAATGATGCTATTCTGCTCGTTTTACAGGGTTACAGGATGTGCCTTCGGCTCGACTGACGCGATTTTCTTTTTGTGTGTCAACCACATGGATTGGTATTTTACCAGAACTGTTCAAAAAGACAGCTTGCAATGCGTTAAACTACTTGGTAACTTCTACCCAGAAGAATACATTCTTCTGGGTAGAAGTTACCAAGTATGTTGCACAATAGCAAGAGCAGTTTTGCCAGTTTTTCGCAATACTGGCAAACGGAGCGGCGGCGAATGCTCTTTCTGTGGTTGACCAAAAGAAAAAGAGATGCGTCAATGACGCGAAGCGACGGGTTGACCGAGTCATGTAGTGTAGTGTTGAAGGACGTATAGACTACTGCATACGAATCTCAAAGCCGATTCGTATGCAGTAGTAAGGATGCGTAACGGGCTAGTTTTCAATGGAGTAGTTATGGATAAGTTTGCTGAACACGAAATGGCGGTTTCAAACGAGTTGTGTCCTGTATGCGATTGTCGGTACAAGATTCGTTGCAAGTGCATGCTTGGCGACATGGAATGCGAGAATGGGCATCATTGGTATATGTGCCCGACGTGCTCCAGACGAGTCAGTGCTGAATCATCTCATGGGGTTGCTGACGACAGGTGTTGGCTCTGCAAAAAGATTGACCGAAAGAATTAACGGTAGTTCCCCTGTCTTGGTGGAAGGTAGTAACCATGGCCATTGCAAACCCGCAAATTGTCGTTGTTGAACGTGGCCAAGATGCTACGGTCACGGTCAGCATGTCGCCAGCACAGGACATCACTGGTTGGACGTTGTCCGCGATTGTCCGGGCCTACAACGGCGGGACGGCATTAGTCACCAAAACGGTTGGCAGTGGCATTGAGCTAACGACGCCTGCGACGGGCATCTTTACGGTCACGTTCTCCGCATCCGATCTGAACTTAACTCCCGGTGCCTACGTTTGGGAAGTGACGCGGACCAACAGCGGTTATGTGTTCCCGGTTGTGGAACCATCTTCCTTCGTTGTCCGTGAGTCATCGGCTGGCTCGAATCCGACACTAACGAACCTTTCCGAGGTGTCGGCTATCCTCAACTTGCCAACAATCACTGACGATCAGGCGAAGCAGTACCTGTTCCTGATTGGCAGTGCCGAAGCATCCATTCGCCGTTACTGTGGTCGTAAGTTTACCTACGGCACGTACACCGAATACCTCAACGCCTACCCGTCGTCTGAGTTGTACTTGCGTGAGAATCCTGTCCATTCCGTAACGTCGGTCCACGTTGATACGTCAGGCTATGCAGGTCAGTCATCAGGCGGTTTTGCTGCGGCGACGGAGATTGAACAAGGTGTTGACTTCTACCTTGACACGACGGGCAATACGGACAATGTCGGCGGTACGGGCTGCCTTGTGCGGATCAATGGCTATTGGGGTGTGGATCGCCAGCGTCCCTTTGGACGGCTCGCCTATCAGCCCGTGAAGACGATGGCTACGGTGAAGGTCGTCTACATTGGTGGCTACAATATCGTGCCGTATGACTTGAAGACGGCAATTGCGACGATGGTGAATCAGGCGGCGTTGTCGATCCCGTTTGGCGGAATGCTGACATCGGAAAGCGGCGAGGGCTACAGTCGGTCTATCGCTGGCCCCGATGTGATGATGAAATATGTCGGCGGTGTGTCGTCCACGCTGGCATCATACCGCTCTGGTTCCACATTCTTTGCTTAAAGGAAATTGTCATGGGTTCAAAGGAATTGTTCGCTAAGGCTGATGCTCTTCGGAAAGAAGCCGACGAGATTGCGAAACAAGCTGTTGCAGCGAAAATCGGGGAAGAGTCTCAAAAGCCAGTGAAGGATCGAATGGTGTATTCGGCTTTTACGCGATGTCCTTGCGGTGCTGGCATGGCCTACGATCCTCTTGCCGAAGACGAAAATAGCACTCTTGTTGGTCCACTAAGTGGCTATTGGGACTGCTCAGCAATCATCCTTGGCGTTGCTGACCCAAAAGCGAAACACGAAGCGAAATTGCCGTTTGCTTTTTACAACATCAAGAGCGAAGGTCAGCCTTCGGCGGGCTATGCTACAACTCGGCCCAAGGAGTAGGCAATGGGATTCTTCGGTAAGCAAAGCGTTATTTCGACGTGGCGTAAGCAACCAAAGAAAACGTCCTCGTCGCTGGTTCGCCGGACTTCTGGTGATACCTACGCGACGGGTGTGCCCTTTGATTCCTACGTCGCACCAATCCAAGAAATGACGGGGCTAAGTGGCGACGGCTCGCCCACGCAATCAACCACGATCTACTTGTATCGTCTAGGCCAGTCCGTGGGGCCAAGCGTCGAGGATAAGATCGTAGACTCACAATCCCGCGTGTGGTTGATCCAAAGCGTCAACACACGACTTGATGCGGACATTGCCGATGGGTACGCAGTGCATGATTGCCAAGTCTACAAGATGGCTTAGGCATAAAAGAACCCTGCTAGGATTGCTCCTAGCAGGGTTAAGCCAAGGATACTATCCTTGGTGGTGTTGGTCGCAGTTTTCTACCACTCGTCCCGCTAGAGTCCGTGGCCAGAAGCGTTGCAAAAGACGTTTAGAAAACCGCGAATCGGAGATACAGGGATTGAACCTGTCAAACTGAGGTTATGAGCCTCTGTCGGGCACCAGCCCATCTCCAAGTTACATGCTCGTGGTGGGTTTCGCAGCCCACATACCTTACGGTGCACCGTTCTAAGCGGTGTGCGTTTACTACTTTCGCCACACAAGCAAAATGCCACGGCAAAATACACATCATCTAGTTGCCTAGCGAGAGGTGCCCGTGGTATGATCGCAGTATCATAGCAGACGCTACGGGGCAATGTCAAGTGGTATTAGGCGTCGCCAGCGATGAAAACGCGAATGATTGCCGCATTAACCCCGTCGTTGTTCAGAATCTTGAGATTCTTGTTTGTGCCGCTTACGGTCATTCCCGCCGTCGAAGAACTAAACAAAACCATGCCGTCGCCGGGAGCGAATGTCAGTGTTGCCGTCGCCGACGACAAGCCCATAAACGTCCATTGGTTGCTCGCCGCATTGCCAACGGTGATGCTCGATGCCGTGCTCGTCGATTCATGCTTGATGACGAAGATACGGGCCTTGCTAATCGACTGCGATGACTCGTTGAGCAGGGACGTGAAGCTCGTTAAATCGACGGTCAAGTTGCCACTGGCCGCGATGCTGTATTGACCGATCTTGTCGAATCCCGCCGACGTGGGACCATACGCTGTCGTAATCTTGCTCCCGCCTGTGGATGTCGAAGAGAACGAAGCGTTAATGCCAAGCGGAATCGGCGTCTGCATTTGAGCATTCGACGTTGTACCTTCGGCTTTGCCTTGAGTTCCGATGGTCAGCGTTGTGTTGATTCGTGTTGGCATTAGCCGTTCCGCCCTTCACATGTTTGGAATCGAATACTCATCGAACTCTTCTCGGTGCCCTTCGCTAACCCCTGCACTTCAACCGTCACACATGGGCTAACTTGAGTGTCCCAAACCTCCGTAATGCCGTCCAAAAACGGCTTATTCAAGGCTTGGCGAATCAACCGCCCCATCGACGTATTGCTGTCCAAGTTCGTCTGCGATGCACCAGAAAAATCACGGTAGATCGAAATGTAGATCAAGTACCCACGCCCAACATTCCCGAAGTCAGCAACGCCGTCGCCAGTAGTTCCCCACCCTTGCTCGGCATCCTCCGTCGCGGTAACGATGATCGCGGGCATTTCATCGGTCTTATGCAACACATCCGTCTTCCTCGCCACTACCAATTCAGGCGGCGTAAGGAAGGGAATCAACTCGATTTGTTCAGCAACCGCTTCGCCGATTGCAAACGCCATGTCGTCCATTCCCGCGATTTTGCACTTGACAGGGGCAATACTTGACGACCACACGCGAATTACATAGCGTGTCAAGTGCCCAAGATAGGAGTCTGTAACGTGCTGCGAGTAATCCCCTATGTGGTTGTCGTTTTTGGCGTGCTGTTGTGCTCGGCGTGTTGCTTGCCCGTTGACTCAAAGCCAGAAACAAAACAAGGCGATGTGAAAAACAATGACGACAAGGCGAAGATCGATCCTATTCCTCGGACACTTCTAGAGACGCGATTCATTGGTAAGTCGAAGAGCGATTTACGCGATGCTTTTGGGCCGCCAGATCAAACAAAAGTCAACAAAACAGGCGACCTGTGGATATACAAAGAGGTGAGCGTCGATCCTAACAACGGCAAGATCGACGGCTACACATACTTTTATTTTCACCCCAAACTAGACGAGATTCGCGAGATTCGCTACTAACTAAAAGACTCGCATTGCCTGACGACCAAGGAACCCTGTAAGACCGCCAGTAGCCGAGTTGACGGCACCACTAAGGCTTGGGATGACGCCTTTGATTTCTGTCTCGATTCTACTGACGTAGCCTCTTACGTCGTTGATGATCCCTTTAATATCGTTGGCTAATGTCTCGCCTCGCTCAATCGCGGCCTTGATGTCGGGAAGGTAACTCAAGTTCTGCATCGGGTCGGCCTTTTCGTCGGGTGTAAGCAAGGCGTTCTTGGCAGACATTTCAAACGCCTTGTCGCTGAACGACTTGATACCCGATACCTCGACATTTCGGATCGCTGTCTCAGGCTTCTTGTTTGGGTCGTAGCGTGAGTTCGTCGGTCCCGATGCACCGCCCTTGCCGATGCCTAACAACGCCTTGATAAAGCCGATCACGAAGCCCGTCACGTTCAACAGCACTTTACCCAAAAAGATGAACGGCGTGGCAAGCAAGTAGATGAATCGTCCAACGCGCTTCAAATGGTCAATGAATACGGTTGTGTATGCTGCCATCGACGTAATCACGTTCAGCAACACACTAAAGCCGTCAACAAGGAATGCTAGGGCGTCAACCACAAATTCGATTAGTGGTGCAAGTCGCTGGAACATGATTGGTAGCCGATTCGCTTCCCCTTCGACCAAACGCTTGATGGCGTCGAAAAGAGGCTGGAATACCGGCGTCATGCTGGCCACAACTTGGGACCATGCCTCGGTGTACTTAATCAACGATTGAAAGATTGGGATGAGCGGCTTGCCAATGTTTGCCATCAGGTCGTTAAACTTGATGTTGAACCGCTCAACCAAGGCGGGATTGAGCTTGCCCACAAACGCACCCATGCTATCGCCAAGTTGCTTGATCGTGTCCAGCGGGACCAAATCTCGCAACTTGTTCATCATTTCGCCAAGGAACTTGAGGCTTACCGTCCCTCGGACTGTCTGCATCCCAACGTCTTTGATCTCTTGTTTGAGCAAACCAAATTGCTTCTTGAGTGTGCCGACAGGACTAACCATGTCCTGCATACCGACAGAACCGAACCCGCCAAAGCCACCGAATCCACCACCACCAAACCCGCCACCACCACTTGCACCCTTTTGCTTTTTGAATGCTTCGTTCTTGACAAAGAAATCAGGATCAGACGGCAACGGCGGCGGGCTTGCTGGCTTGCCACCACCGCCACCGCCGAACATATTCATCAGGTTGCCAAACCCGCCCCCACGCCCACCGCCACCGCCCATGAACATGCCCATCATCTGAGTCATGCCACCACCGCCACCACCACCCATGAGGCGTGCCAACAACGGAATCAGTGGAGCGGCCATATTACTTACCCTTCTTGGCTTGTTGCTGTAGGAAGTCTTTGGGGATGCCTTCAACGCCGATCAGACTCATAAGAAGCAAATGCTCAGAGGCCGTTTTCGGCTCCCATGTCTTGCTCTTGCTTGGCGTCGCTTGGCCCGATGACGGCATTTCACCTTCCATCATCTTTTGCTGTTCCACGGCGAGTCGGTACATCTGGTACAAGTCGCCGTTGGTCGAATCACGCCAGTCTTCGCGGCTCATGTAGAAAGGCTGCATTGCGAATACAGCCTTCCATTCATCAGGGTCCGCGTCGAAGTTCGGGGGTTCTACGCCCCCTTCTTTTTTTTTGGCTCAGAGTCCTCGTGGCAAAGTTGCAAGGCCGACTGAAAACCCGCGTCTTCCGTCATCCGCTCCAACGTCTCGTCGTCGATCTTGTCGCCACCAACGAGCAACTGCCGAATGAGCATGTAGCCATATTCCGGCGTCGCAATATCGTTGCCGAACTCAGGGCTGCCCCAACGGACATTAGCGTTGCTCTTGGCTAACACGTAGTCCTTTTCCTCAATCAGCCCTTCGCTAACGAGGCGGGTGAGGCGGCTAATCCGCTCTGCCGTCATACGATCCGTGACGTAGTCCTTGACTTTCTTGGTGAGCCGTTGAAACTCGTAGTCTTTGCCTTCAAACGTGAACGGGAACGATTGCATCTAGCGACTCCATTGCAGGCGACAAAACCGCAATGATGCCAATGGGATGGGGGATAGACGCAACCGACATTGACTGTTGTTATGGTATGTGGTATGATACCACCAAAGATAGCATAGGATGGCTTGCAATGAAGAAGGTTCTGACTGACGAAGAGATAGTTGTTGCTCACGTAGAGTACATGTTTGGCGTCTCTATACAAAGCATTGCCAAGAAGCATGGATGCTCCGTAGCCCCACTCTACCGTGGCTTTAATAACCTTGGCCTAGAAATTCGCGGCGAAGCGGTTGTCAAGAAATACGACTTGAATCACAATGCTTTTGAGAATGCTCATCTCAATCCAGAGGCGGCGTATTGGGCAGGAATGCTTGCTGCGGATGGCCATGTGCCAAGTAATCAAGTTCGCCTTGGGCTTAGTGCTGTTGATTCTGATGAAATAGATCGATTCGCTAAGTTTGTCGGTTACAGTGGAGACGGGGAGAGAACGAAAGCAAAGGTGCATATCGTTTGCGGAAACGAGGTGAATGCTGGCGATCAACGGCGAATCAGCGTGGTTTCAAAGAAGATGGCTTCTGATTTGCATTCCTATGGAATCATTAGCCCGAAGACCAAGTTTTTGAAGATCATCGGTGGCCTTGAAGATTCCTTGGATTTTTGGCGCGGTGTCATTTGCGGAGACGGATGGCTTAGTATTACCAAAAAAGGAGATTTGGAGATTGGCCTAGGCGGATGCCATTCGTTTATTGACCAGTATTGCGAGTTTATCGAAAAGAGTTGCTCAATTAAGTCAGATGTGAGGGAATTCAAGAGCAACGGAACAATGCCTTTTTATCGTGTACGGCACAGTGCGATGAACTGCTGCAAGGTGGTCAAGTTTCTTTTTGGTTGCGAAGGCCATGCTTTGGCAAGAAAGAAGGCGATTGCTCAAGAAATAATCTCAGGTATTGTCAGCGATGATGAATACGTTGTTCGCGGTAAGTCTCGGGTCGCTCACTTTGACTGGAGCAAAGTTTCCAAGGAGGAGTTGATTGAGGTTAGAACAAGGCTTGGCAGTTGGCGTGCTGTTGCCGATCATTACGGGGTTAACATTACAGCCATTGAGCATGTTGCCGTTGCCAAGAAAATAGGAGACACATTCCTAACGAAATACGGATGGCTGACCAAGGATATGCTTATCCAAGAGTACAAGAAGTGCCGTAATTGGGTTGAAGTAGCGAAAAGACTGAACGCAACTGAGCGTGCAATTCATTACCGGATCGAAAAATATGGTTTGCGATCATTGGATTTTATGGAAGCGTAGATAACAGCATTGTTTCCCCTGACTTATTGGATGCTGAATAAAACCAATAAGCCAGAGGTGAACATATGCCTAGTATAACTGCTATTGCCGGGAAAATCGGGGTCGTCACAATTAACGGAATTGCTTTGCATGTCGAGAATATCTCGGTTACACTAAGTGTGCAAGTCCTTGAGTACGCAGTCACGGGAATGACAGCCGATGGTGACGGGAATAGGTGGATGGAGTCCATTACTGGCATCGCATCCGGGAAGTTCACGGCCACGTTGCCGCTGGACTATGATAGCACGGCGGCGGATCGTACCTTTGGTGATACCACCGACTTGCGGCCCGGTCTTGCGGGTGCTGGTACGCTGGTCGTCAACATGGCTCCGAACTATGGATTTTCGGGAAGTATATGGGTGAGCGAAATTTCACCTACAGTTGACGTTATGGGCAGCAAGCCGACGAGTGCCCAAATCAGCATGACGCTGAACGGTGCTCCGACCTACATCAACAGCTAAGCGAATAACGTCGCGGTTCAGGCGGCGTTAGGGTGGGTAGGTGGGCCGGGGTGTGTTGCCCCGGCCTTTTTCGTTTACTTGTTCACTTCTTCGACGATCTGGCGTACCCCTTCGACGCCGATGGCCCGTTTCGCGGTGTTGATGGCCGCGATGAGTTCGGCGATCTCCCGGACAGGCAAGTTACCAATCATTGTGGTCGATGTTTCCAGCGGTTGCAGGTAGACGGGTTCGCTGCGAGTGACGATGGTTTTGGGCTTCGCACTCATCGTCGCTTGCTTCTTGTAGGACTGCTTTTGCGTCGAGATGTACTGCTTGTTGATCTCGACGCCGTACTTGTTGTTGATCCAGTCCACCACTTCATCAAGCGGTGCGTCGAAGCCTAGCGTGCTTAACGCATCGCGGATTGCTTCGGCTTTGTTCACTTCGGTTTCAGGTTTGGCCATATGGGTGTTTCCTATGTGTGTTTAAGGCGTTGTAGATAGCATAGCATGACGCTTGCAATGTGGCAAGAGCAACTTTCCCCATGTCAAGGCCAATCTGGACGGCAAGGGGATATTTGCCATGCCGATTGAGCCAAGTGACCTGCTTTTGTCGCAGATTACGGAAGACGACTTCCAAGAGTTCATCACCGATATTACGTCGATGCGGGTTGACACGCTGGCGGCTGACATGGCCGATCTGGAGATGTCGTTCAAGATTCCCGGCGACAAGCTCAAGGCGGCGATTCAGTGGGTGTTGGGCGTCGATTACGTCGGCCCTGACTTCAAACTACACCGTACTTTGCCGATGTTCCATCCCGTCCATAATTGGGCGACGGCCCGCAGTATGCGGATTCGCGGGAAGGGTCAGGACGGTAGCGATACGGATGCACTCCAGTGGATGTACCAGTCCACGCCGGAGAAGTGGAAGCACTACGAAGTTGCGGTTTCGTTTGAGTATCCGAAGTACGAGATGTGGGAAGATAGCGACATCACCCTTGAATATGAACGGTATGTCACTAAAGCCATGTCGCCATCGGTGCGGTTGGTTTCGGTAGACGGCGGGCAGTTGGTTTATGATGTTCCGGGTGGCGTTGAGTTAAACGGCAATATTCACACAGGGTTGGTGCCAATCAGCCGTCGCGAATCAGCGGGCTACACGATGACTTGGCATAAAGTGCCATTAGAGTACGTCCAAGAAAACGACGACTCGATCCCGGCGAAGTTGTTGCAGGCTCAAGGGTGCGTCAACGACGACACATTCTTTGGCCAGCCTGCGGAAACAATGCTTTTGCAAGAAGTTAAGTTGTTGCGGAAGTACGTCAGTCCTGTCACCACGGACACGGCAAACGGGTACTATTGGCTGTACGACATTGAGTTTCACTTTGAGTTCGTGAAGCAATTAAGCAGCCAAGTCCATCTTGGAACAACCACAGAGACGCGACGGGGCCACAATCTATGGCTTGGGCCGGAAAATAAGTATCGGTACGCTAGGAACTCTAAGTCGCCTTACCTGCCAGTGTACCCACCCATTGATATGGGCAAGTTGTTCACTATCTACTCGGATTCCCTGTAATGTTTGACCTGTTCGGCAATAGTGCGAAGATTCGCAACCTTGACACTCAGATGCGAGAGGTATCGCGTTGGAGTAGCGACTCGGCCCTGTACCAGACGCCGCGAATGGACTTCTTCCCGGCGAAGTTGACGGCTTACGATTCGGGGACGGGCTACTACTCGTGGACAGAACAGTTCTACGACACGACGGGAACGCGAATCGACAAGCCTGATGCGAAGACGGGTACACATACCTACATGCCTGCGAAGTTGCTGAATGGGGCTGTTATCACGACGTTCCCATTCCAAGTGTGGTTGATGCGTACTATCGTCAGCGACACATTAGGGACGATCTATGAAGCGGTGGCGGCATTGCCGTTTGAAGAGATCGACTTGATTGACAAGATTTGCGTGACGAAGGATGGCGATGGGTTTGTTACTGACATCAACATCCAGCGAAGAACGTATCTCGTTGCTGCGTATCTGGCAAGCGAAGTAGGAACGTGTACTACCAGTGATGAAGATTGTTGTGAGTTTGTGGCAGCGTGTGGCAGTTGTGGCGAAGTTGATGTCTTGCCTCGCACAATGACTTTAGTACTTGTTAGTGATGACAGTCCTCCTCCATACGACACCTACACATTCACCATTACTTGGGACGAATCTCAGACTGCTTGGGTTGGGGTTGTTCCTTGTGACGGATATGATCTAGCCAACGGATATTTAACTGCAAAGTTGTTCTGCCATTCGTCTGGCTTTTTATTGTCGCTTTATTGTTCAAATGCTATTAGCGGACTTAACTTATTAGGTTCAGTTGTATCGTCGTCTTTTGATTGCGATCCTGTTTTAATAACAGGACATACGACGTATAATCCAGTTATATGCAATCTTCTTTGTATGGTCGGTACAGGCGGATCATGGACGATTACCGAGTAATGAAAACACGACCCTGCTTTCATGCCGTTCTCGTTCCCGAATCATGTCATTTCTGCTGGCTTGCCGTCAACAACCCGCGATACAAGGTATGGGCGGGGCCGTTGCCAGATGGTGTCACGCCGACAGCAAGCTCTTTCGCAAAAACGGCTACTTTCTCGCCGGAGAAAGTAGCCGAAGCTAAGAAAGTTGCGGAGCGTGCTAAATGCGTCCATCGCGGCGATAGGCTTCCGGGCCAGCCGTGTGGTAGCGACTTGATCCAATGCAACTTCGACCAAACCATCGCATCGACGACGAAGCCATGCACCCAAGCAACACGATGCTGTCTGACGTGCCCGCACTTCGTCGGAAAAGACACAGCGACGTAGATACTTCTCTTGACACATGGTAGATACTTATGCTATCATGTCGCATCTACCACAGGAGGAGTGATATGGCCAACGTCGAAGTTGTTACTGCTAAGAATCAGTTCTTTGTTCGTGGCTCCAAGGATGTCGAAGGCCGCGAAACCTACGAAGTCAGCCACAAGACACACGAGTTTATCATCGTCGATACTGGCGACGTGTTCGAGTTCTATCACACGGGTCATTGGGGCGACAAGTCGTGGAAGGTGTTTCATCGCGATGTCGTGGATACGTCGCTACGGGTGACGATCAAGACGAGCAACAAGGGCGAATGCTTACTCCGTGTGTCGGGTGAGTTCAGTAAAGTCGAACTGAAAGTCAAGGAGATGGGAGATGTTCAATCCAAGTGAAAGCATCATTAGGGACGCGGAGTTGGTTAGAGATGGCAATGCCTACGGCAGGCATTTTGACGGCTCTTTATACGCGAATCACAACTGGATCGAAGCCGCAGAGCGTTTGAGCGAGTTTGTGCTGATGTGTCGCCAAACGGCTAAGTCCTTCGATGATTTGCAAAAGGCGTTTGAAGTTCCTGATGAAGAACTTGTGGACTAAGGAAGATTTCAAGGAGGATAAGAAGTGAAGATTGTTTGCAACACGAAAGAATTGCTTGGTGCGGTGTCGCTTGTTGGCCGTGCTGTGCCGACGCGAACCACGATGCCGATCTACCAGCACATCAAACTCGTCGTCACGGATGGCGTGGTGCTGATGGGCACGGATTTGGAGTGCGGCATCCGCTACACGATGAACGGCGATACCGTTGTCAAGCAGCGTGGCGAATCCGTTGTTGATCCGAGTCGCTTAGCGGAGATTCTTCGTGAGACTAGCGATGATGTCGTAACGATTGAGGCGGACAAGAAGGGCGTGTATGTGACGACCACAATGGGGGAGTTCACCATGCCCACTGACGATCCGAGTGGCTTCCAAGATGTCGTGCAATTCGACGATAGCAAGGGCTACATCGAGATGCGGGCTGCGACGTTCCATTCGTTGGCTCGTCGTACCTTGTTCGCGGCGGCAAAGGATGAAGGCAAGTACGCGATGCAAGGCGTGCTGTTCGATGCTCATGGCGGCTTGTTCAAGGCTGTGGCGACGGATGGTAAGCGTCTAGCGGTAGCGAATGGTCCAAGCATCAACGAAGCGACGGGTGATGCGTTGGGGACGGCGATTGTGCCATCCAAGGCGTTTGGCTTGGTCGATCAGGTGGCGTCGAATGATGCGGATGATGCCGTTGTTCGCGTGACGTGGGACAAATCAACGGTGTGGTTCCAGACGACGAAGGCCACGGTGACATCGCGGCTCGTGGAAGGTCGGTTCCCGTCGTGGCGTGACGTTATCCCGAAAAAGTTCGCGGTGACGTTGAACATTGACGGCGGTTCGTTCTCGTCAGCGGTACGGCAAGCGGCGATTATGGCGGATGATGAGTCGAAGCGGGTGGTGATGGAGTTCGATTCGGGCAAGGTGAAGATGAAGGCTCAAGGTGCGACAACTGGTAAGTCGCATGTCACGTTGAACCTTGATTATGTCCATGATGCGTTGAGTATCGCCTTCGATCCTGATTACTTGAAGGATGCGTTCAAGGCGTTGGGTAACAACGTGACAATGAGCATGGTTGATCCGAATCGCCCTGCGGTGTTCAAGGACGGCGACGATTATCTTCACATGATCGTACCGATGGTTTAAGTGATGCCAAAAGAGAAGCCAGAGTTGAAGTGCTGTATCTCGTGTGGCCGTGATACAGCGTCGAAGTCGGCGATATGCGTGCAATGCGTCGGTAGAACTGGTGATGGCAAAGGTCCGCCCAAGAAGCGGATGATTACCTTCACTGACGCATTTCCGCCAGATCATGGCCTAGCATTCGACGACAACGATAGTGGATGGCCAGAGGATGATGAGTTCTAAACAAGGGGATTGAAAATGGGTGGCGAAGTGAAAAAGGCTGACGACTTGGATTCGCCGAAAATGGCTCTCAGGGTCGAGTTCGGCAACGGGGCGGAGTTTGTATGCGACTCTGATGATACATCGGTTGCGTTTGTAAAACTTGTTGTCGATGGCGTTGACTACCTGTTCAACGAAGAGGATGTTGACGCTTTGACGCGGTTCTTGCTTGCTGCTGGCAACGTGTATTGATTTGATCGTAATTGTGATGGGTTCTAAGAAAGGAGACTGAGATGAAAAGCAAGTTGGAATTGGCGAGTGGAGTTGAGTTTGTTTCGGAAGGTGGAGTTGAGCATGCAACGCTCAAACTAGAAGGTTCTCCGCCGATTATTCTCGACAAAAAGTTTCTTTATGCCTTAGAGAAGTGGGCGAAGGACGCTGCTTCATCGGCTCATTGTTCGGAACTGGCTAAGTCGTCACAAAAGAAGTAATGGAGTGCAAGGAATGCGTTCATTGTTCGTGTTGGTGTGCCTCTCCAGTGTGGTTGTCGCACAAGAGGCATCGTGTGTAAAGATCATCAACGTCAATGGGTCGGCAAGTGGTACGGTGTTCGCCGTCAAAGGCGATACGAGTTACATCCTGACGAATCGCCATGTTGCTAACAAGCGTTGTTGGCTCATCAAGAATGGCGAATTGTTGGATACGACGTTGGTGAAGTCTCATGCGGAACTGGATGTCGCGGTGCTTTCAGTCCAAGCGAAACTGACGGTAACGGTGTTTGCTGATTCGGATGTTACTGATGGCGACGAAGTCAAGCACTACGGCAGTGCAACAGGCCCGCAAAAGGGCAAGGCGACGGGTGTAACGACTTTTGGTGGCGGTACGAAAGCAACGAGTGGCGACTACTTTAGCGTTCCGGGTGATAGCGGTTCTGGTCTGTTCAACTCCAAGGGCCAACTTGTCGGCGTGTTTTATGCTCGCCTCGGTCCACCAGAGATGCCGTACTCTGCCAAGAACTACCCCGTTGCGGTGCGGTTGGCGGATGTGAAAGAGTTTGTCAAGGAGTTGGTGAAGTGAGTCGGCTTATGCGATTCGTCTTTGGTCCTATCCTTGTGGTCGTCTTGGGGGTGGCGTTCTGTCTGATTGTCGCCTTCTCATAGCATAGTATCTACTTGTCAGCCTTTCATTCCCCGACTGCAACGTATCTTCCTTCCATTCATCGTTATTCATACGGGAAGATGCGTTGCTGTGGACATCAACAACATTGTTATTGCCGTCAGTGCTGGCTTAATCGCACTGATTGGCGCCGTACTCGTCGGCTTTCGTGGCGTTGTGATGGCCTACTTTGATCGCTGGATGGATCGCATTAAACGGCAACGGTACGCACACGGGTTTGATGCCATCGCCGACTTCTACCAGACATTTGAAGCCATCGCATCGCTCAAGTCAATTGAGCGACATATGCTCCTTGAAGGCAAGGATTCAGGCGGGCTACCAACGCCGGGGAAGCCGTACACCGTAAGGGCGTTGCTCGGCAAGACGAAGATTGAAGGCAAAGAAGACCCCCAAGCGTTGTACGGCTTCGATATCCTCGTTGACTTGCACTACTGCGAAATGCTCAAGAAGATCGTCCAAGACGGCCATATCATTTTGACGCCAGCAACGATGCCAGAATGTTTCCTCAAGAACTGTTACGAGAAGGAAGGCGTCTCACAGTCGCTTATCTGCTACGTCGGCATCGTTGAAAATAACCTCGTGTTTACGTCGTTCTCCAAATACTCTGGCGAGTTCACAAGGTCCGACATCATCGCTATCGGACTTGGGATGGCGAAACTACGTAGTAAGTTGGCCCTGTAATGTCTACTGATGTGCAACTGATAACGGAACACTGGCCAGTACGCCTTTTGGCGATGTTCCTTCTGTGGTTGATTATCCAATTCCTGTTTGAATTGACGCCAGAACGAATAAAGGAAATCAAATGTATCGCGTGTCGCTACTGGCATTATTGCTATTCTCGGCTTCGCTGTTTGCGGAGCCGCCAAAACTCGACATCCCCAAAGAAGTAAAGGGCGACGCCTGCGAATGGGTGTCGATTCCTGCCGTGACCAACGCCGTCAACGTGATGTGGATCGCGGTTGATGACAAGGTGAAGTTCTTCCCGCGTGAGAAGTTGAAGAACCCGCTGGAAGGCGTGGTATCGGTCAAGACGCCGGGCAAGTACGTCATTTACGCCGTCGCGTCAAATGATAAAGGCGAGCAAACACTGACAACCACAGTGTTGGTGATTGGTGCCGTCGCTCCTACGCCGAAGCCAGTTGATCCTAAACCCGTCGATCCCAAGCCAGTTGATCCGCCCCCGTCGCCAGTGCCAACGTCGAGTGTCCTCAGTGTGGTTGTTATTGAGGAGACGGTAGAAGCTCGTGACGCAAGAGCAAAGTTCTTTGATGACAAGGCGTTGACTTCTTTGATTGAAAAGAAGAATCACAAGGTTATCGCCATCGACAAGGACGTGAAGGACAAAGATGGTAACGTTCCTGCGAAGTTGGCCAATTACTTGAACGAAGCGAATGGCAAGGCACTGCCTTACGTTGTTATGGTTGACAAGGCGACGGCGAAGATTGTTTACAGTGGGCCGATGCCCAACAACCCTGTTAAGGCGTTGGAGTTGTTGATTAAGTACGGCGGTAACTAAGGAACAAGCATGTCTACCACATATGTGATTGATAGCACTGGCGTTGAGCGGGCCTTGGGTGCGAAGGAAACGAATGGCAAGTTGTCCTTCTCGTGGAAGGTCTACGGCGAATCTCCCAACGCTCCGCTGTTTAAGCGAACTGAGTTTGTCGATCAACCGATCAGTAAGCACATTCCGAAGTGGGTTAAGAATCAACTCGCATCGTCGATGTGTAATCCGTTTGCGACCACATTAGCAATGGAATGCTCCCGGTCCTTACGCACACTTGGGCAAACACACATTCGTTTGTCCCCGGCCCCTATCTACGCCGCGATTTGTGGCGGTGTTGACCAAGGATCGACGCTAGAAGACGGATTGCGTTACGCCATGTCTAACGGCACTTGTCCGACGGAGTATGCCGACGAAACGGACTGGCAAGCGAAGGCATGGAAGAAGGGTTGGGCGGCGGCGGCGAAAGAGAATCGCGTTCTTGAGGCGTGGTTGTGTCCGACGCCTGACCATATCGCGTCGGCGTTGCTATCGGGCTACTTCGTTGTCTGCGGTAATGCGTGGGGCAATAGTGACGCGATTGATAGCAATGGCTGGATTAGTGACGATCCGGCTGGCGGTGTTGCGGGTGGCCATGCCTACTGCCTCGTTGCTGTCGCCAAGCGTGGTAGCAAGATCGGTTTCAAGGCCATCAACAGTTGGGGTGAGCAATGGGGTGCGAATGGTCGGTTTATTGCCCCTGAATCTCGGTTTACTGGTCAATTCGGGGCGGCGTGGGCGGTGCGTTCTATGACCGTCGCTGATGCCGAACTTGAGGACATTACACCGATTGCATAGCAGGACGCAGGGATAGGAAATGAATCTCATCTTCATGACAATGGTAGCCTCGCAAGTGGCGTTGGGGACTGGTCCTGACGCTACCCTTCGTGCGGTTGTCCAAGACCTCGCCAAAGTTGCTATCTTTGATCGTCCATTCATTCGCTACCTGTCCCTTGCCACGGTGCCTGACGCGGAGTTAGAGCGTTGGGTGCGTCTCAAAGGTTTTTGGGTGAACGGCATGTCTACGGAGCGTGCCGTCACGAATCCTGAGCCGATCATTGAAGGCGAGAAGGCGTTAGAGAAACTATTGAAAGCGGAGCGGGCATCGCGTCTCTTGCGTATTGACATCCGCGATTATGGCTGGAATGCGGCGGCATGGCGTGCTGTTGCGGTGCGTGAGCCGTTTCATCGTGAGCCGTGGGTGAATAGTGCGGCAGCGAAGATTGCTCGTGACCTCGTCGGCGAAGTGCAAGATGTGAAGTCAAATCATGTCATTGTGGTGGTCCGTGGCGATTGGTTCTTTCGTGAAACGGCGGAAACGGATCGCAGTACGGCATACTACGACTTGCTCTATGCTCGCAAGCGGTTCCCTGTCGGCAGTGTCGCCAAGACAGAGAATTTGCCTCTCGAAACAGCAACGCAAACGATCAAAAAGAAGGCCAAGAAACTCGTCGATACGCCGTGGGAAGGTGGACCTTACCATGATCCCAAGACAGGCCAATTGGTTCCCTACCGCAATCCCAAAACAGGGCAGTTAGAGCGCGATTGGCCGAAGGGTGAGTTTGTCTACAAGAAGGAAGTCGAAGTAGAAGTTGACGAGATTGTTGCGTTGCCTGAGAAGATCAAGGTGGCCGTTCCCAAAAATGATGCGGCGATTGATTTTCCCAAGGATAAGGACGAGTGGAATCGGGCATGGAACCTTGACAATCTTGGCAAGGGCGACGCCTTACGGAATGCCAAGTTCCAGACGGCTAACGGTGCGATTGCATTCGGTTCGGTGGACGATCCCAAGAACGGCAGTTTCGTAGCTCGTAGTAATCGCTTGCTAACCTTCCAGCCATGCGAGACGGGTGTTTCGCTGGAATCTTTCGACGTGCTCGATGCGACGGGTGACCGGGACTTTGTTCGCAATGCTCCCAACATCGCCAAGGGCAAGATTGTCTTCGATGCCCAAGAACTGCTTGTGAGCCTTCCTAACGGTGGTCAAGCGGCACTGCTAGTTGCAGGCGGGAAACGTGTTGAGTTTGCGGATAACAAGGTTGCCATCGACAATGATCCGCAAGATCGGCGGGTGAGAACGCCGGGGAGTTGCGTGGTATGTCATGCCGTTTCGTATGGCGTGATTCCGCCGATCAACATGGTGGATCGCTTTTTTGGTCCCAAGACGAAGAATCCGTTGATATTCACGAACCGCGATTTGGAACGTGACTTTCGCGGCTTTTTCCTCAATTGGGAACGCAAGATCGAACCAGTCTACCAAACGCCGTACAAACTCATGATCGAGCAATCGACGGTATTTGGAGCCAATAAACCGTGGACGGGATTGGAAGTATCCAAGGCCGTGGCTGATATGCGGCACTGGTATGACAAGTCGTTGACTTTGGACCAAGTCTGTATCGAAACGGGGATGACGAAGGACGAGTTCGGTTTAGTAACGGCTCAATCTACCGATCCGTGGGTAGCGTTATTGAAACGTGGTGAGTCGGTGCCACGGCGGGCATGGGATGTGGATGTATTCCCCGATGTCATGAAACTATGGGCTGTCTTCAAACTCAAGCCCTTGGACGAAAGAGGGAAGCCATGAGCAATACAGAGATGATTCTGCTAAGCACGGTGCTAGTCGGTATTTTCGGCGTGTTGTGCTTAGTGTTTGGCCTTGCTGTTAGCGGGCTGTTGGCATGGTTGGCGACGGGCAAAGGAAATGCCTACAACCGTGGCTACGTTGATGGTCGGGCTACAGGCTACAGTGACGGCTACCAAGAGGGTGAGCAAGAAGGGTATTCTGAGGGCACTTGTGATGCAGTGCGGCACATGGAAAGTCCTAACGATTTAGCGTACACGCGGGCCGCTCAGATTATCAGTGAGAACTTTGTAATCAATCGGAACGGCGAAGCCGCCGAAAGCGAAGATGAGGAATAACCAATGAATGCCAGTCGATACTTCATGAATGCGGCGATTGCCTTCCTTGTGGTTGTCGCCATGTTTGTTTGCTTCCAAGAGGCTCAAGCCGGTCCGTGCAAGGTTGTGTCCACGCATCACAACACGACGGCAGTAGTCGCCGTGCCGTCATATGGCGTGAATCACAGTTTGGGCAATGGCTATTACAACCAGTTTGTGCCGGTTGTCCAGCAAGTGCAAGTCGTGCCTGACTTCTTCTATTCGTCGGCGGGTTATGCTCGTGACGAGGCGTTGTTAGAAGCATTGAAGATCATCAAGGAATCGCGTAGCAACCCGCCTGCAAGTAAGGTGGAATCTAAGCGTTCTGATGATGGGTTCGGTGGGTTACTAGATGACTTGCCGGAAATTGGTGGAAAAGCATCACTGTCTACCACACGAGGTAGTAGTGAGTTGGCATCGCTAGTCGAAACGAAGTGTGTGCGGTGCCATAACGGGAGCAAGGGTCATCTGAACCTGAGCAACCTAAACGGGCTGTCCCCCAAAGTCAAGGTAGAAGTGTACGAAGCGGTGGCAGACGGTTCGATGCCGCCAAGTGGTGCGTTGAGCAAAGATCAGAAGCGGGTGTTCCGCGAATGGGCCATCGAGAAATAAGGGGTTAAGCCATGAAATACGTTTTGAGTCTGTTGGTGGTCGGTGTTGGCTCGGTTGCCTTCGCGGGTAACGCTTGCCAAACGGTGGCGACGCCGGTTCAGGTGCAACACGTTCAAACGGTTCAAGTTGCTCAGCCGGTTTACGTGCAGCAAGTCCAAGTCCAACGAGTTGCTGTCGCTCAACCAGTGTATGTGCAACGCCAAGTGGTTCAAGTTGCTCAGCCGGTCTACGTTCAGCAAGTGGCGGTTGCGAACCAACACCAGCAATTCGTTGCGGTGCAGCAAAACAATGTCCGTGGCAATGGTCGGGTTCGGAACGGTAACGGTGGTTCTTTCGGGAACGCTCTGAATGCAATTTTCTCGCCGCAAGGTATCTTGACCATCGGCGGTGCTGCGGCGGGTGCTGCGGTGGCGGGTCCGTTGGGTGCTCCGGCAGGTGCGGCCATCGGCGCTGGCCTTGGGACGATCCTCGGCAACGGGCTGGCTCGCTAAGCAACGCTGACGCGAAGTAATCTAGGCGGACATGACGCAAGTTGTGTCCGCTTTTTCGTTTTCTGGCGAACCTTTTGGCGTGCTCCGCGTCTATCTTTTCGTGGCGAAGTGGAACATTGCTGTAAAACTCGCCACAAAAGAAGCGTGTGAAACGCGAAATGACGCTACTGCGGGGTGGACTGGAGGTGGCTTCCAGCACGGTCTCATAAGCTCCAAGGATATGCCCCAGCGTAGCAAATCAGCCTGTTTCAAGGCATGGCCAATCGGCGAATCGCATCATTCCTGACACATCGCCACAAAACTGGCCACAAAAGAAAAGCCTATTCTCTCGTCGTCGTCGAAACGCCGGAGGCGTCAAAGGTTGCATGGGGCGGGATGCCCATTTCTTGAATCATCCGATCAAACATCCTGTGACTTACTCGGGCCGCGATTTCGTCTTGTGGTGACGAAGTAAAGCCCCAGTGATTGCGGATGTCTTCGCGGCTAAGGTACGCCGAACTCAGTCGAAGTGCCACAAGACTGGTGAAGGGAACGGGTTGAAATTCAAACCTCACCTTCGGCCAACGCGATGCCCACAAGTTGCATGCATCGCTGTAGGACTTGGCGGTAAGGACGCCGCCATGCACTTTCACCGTGTAGAAATCCACGGTATCCGACGAACCAAGGTGGTTTGCGGCAATGCTTGGGTTAGTAGTCAACTTGACTTCCTGAACCAAGTAGTCGTCGGTAACTTGGTCGCCATGCGTCTCCCATTCCGAGGCTTCGCAGGATACCTCATGGGCGAAGCCGCGTTTCAATCCGGATTGGATGAACTCAGGAATCTCCGGCTTGATGGTCACCAATGCCGTCAGGATTTCGACTTGGGCCTTGCTTCGCAGTCCTCGTACCTTTCGGCTATTGCACTTGCGAGACGAGATTGGCAGGCGAGCCAGTTTGACCTGTGCCCGGATGATGGTCGCCCTTTCCGCTTGCCCATTCTCGTCTAACCAGTCGGCGTAGATGAGGCGTGGAGCATCGTCATCGGGTTTGGCGATGATGGCGTTAAGCAAAGCACGTTGGTCAGTTTCCATTGACTAACCCTCCTTCCACAATCGACGCCAACAACGGGATGCGGGCATAGTGGTAGCAGGCTTGTTGAATCTCGCTAATGGCCGCATCTCGGCTGGAATATTTTCTTGTCCGATAGCCGTTTTCGTTTTTCTTGATCCATCCTTCAAGCATTTCAAAAAGTTGGCTTGGAATCGCCCATTGCCGCATGTCATCAACAGCAGATGGCACATCTTCATGGAGCCAAACAAAGCGGCCACTGCGAAATTGGCTTGGCATCACATCCGTCAACACCCACTTCCTTACAGGATGCGTCATGGCGATTTCCTGAGCGTGGGCCATGAACTCAGCCAGCGTGCAATGAATCTCGTCGATGAATCCGCGACGAACCATTACATCCACCCGAGACAATCCAGTTAGTGACGGGAAACACCTTGAAAATGGGAATGACCATCCTTTGTAACCAAAACTTCCACATGGAATAGGAAGGAGTTTTTTACTAAACCCCATTTCCCTTGCCGATATCCTGTGATTCAAGTTGTCAAGCGAAAGTGTCCTAATTGGGGTTTGTATGCTTCTACGAATAAACTCGGCCCTGTCTGGTTGCCCGTTCTCATCAAGATAGTCAGCGTATACCAATCGCGGTGCCGGATCGTCGGGGTAAAGGCAGATGCACCGTAGAAATGCGGCTTCGTCTTCGCTCATACCATCTCCTATGTTGATGGTATGATACCATAGCATCTACTAGATGTCAATCCTGTTTACCTGTTCTTGCAGGTCATTTAGGCCAAGTTTTGTGTAATGCCGCATCATAATCTCTGGACTGGATAGCCTCGCAAGCCGTTGGGCATGTTGCATCGACGCCCCCGACAACGCCAGCATGGTGATGTACGTCGTCCTCAACGTGTGGAAGTCATGATGGTATCCTTCCTGTGGTTGATGTATCCCCGCGTCTCGCAAGTCACGCCGTATGCACTTCGCCGAACTCTCGCCGAACATCCGCGACATATCCCATACCGGCGTACACTTGGGCTTATGCTTGATATGTGCTGCCACCTTCGCTGCAATTGTCGCCGGGATCGGCTGGATCGCATCCTTGCCGTTCTTGGTGTAGCGTCCCTTGAGTACCACTACCGGCGAATCGCCATCCAAGCGGAAGCAGTCCGAGGTTAGATGGCTTAATTCCGTCAGTCGGAACCCCGTATACGCTGCTACCATGTACAACATGGCCCGTTCCTTGCCCAATAGGTTACGCCGAACCTTGCCATGCTTCCTCGTGTGGTCGATCAGTTGCCATAGTTCAGTCTTTGTGAATGGCTGACGTTCATAGGTGCGATGGTTATGGGCGTTGAACAGAGGAATGTCGTCGAATTGGTTAATCGTCAGTATCTTCCGTCGCTTCATCAGGTAGTTGCAGAAGGCCCGCAACACCTTGACGTAATGGTTCGATGTCTGGCATGAGATTGGCTTGTCCTTGTCGCTGCGACGAGCTGCAAGATGCCTTTCAAGGCGATGGGCGTCAAAGCATCCCGTCGTCTTGAACCCAACGTCACTAATGATCCGTCGCAGCCTGTTTATTGCCGCAACAATGTGCCTTGCCTTGCAGTCCTTGGACTCCAAGTAGCCTTGGTAATCGACCACAAGAGGGGCTAGTTCTTGCGGTCCTTGGTCGCCTTGGGCGTTGCCATTGCCCATCTGCTTTAACAGTTCGCCCATGCGTTCTTGGGATCGCTTGCGGCTCGCATATAACTTGATTCGTTGCACCTTACCGGCATCGTCGCGGTACTCCATGTACCATTCCTTCATGACGACGGTACAACGCTTGCCGTCTGTGGATACCTTCGCTTTCATCTTGCTACCATCCCGGCCCGTCCATGTGGCGTACTTGATGCCGCTCTTGGTGCTGACGCGGGCTTTTTTGGGGATGGCGATGGTAACTTTCTGACGAGTGAGGTGAGCCATTGTGAATCCTTGTGGTCGAAAAATGAAGATTCTTCGTTTATTCCCGTTGACAAGTGAAAGAAATGCTAGTAGGCTATTGTTCACACAACATGACACGTTATTTGGAGCCTGCCTAATGGAGAACAAAGCGGTTGAATGTGCGTTGAAGTCGCTGGCATGGAAGGCGTTGGAATGTGCATCGCAATACTCGGTGTCGGATTATGAGGTTGCCGTAGAAAGTGACGGCGTCAAGGTGATTGTGCGGATTGTACCAACAACGGCAAGCGTACAGGGATTGTGGCTGTCCAGTATGGAGAAGATGGTACTGGGCGTGTTGCGAAGTGAAGGGAAGGCGATTAAGGGTAAGGTGGTCGCTAAGCGGATCGGGATGAGTTACAACACGCAATTGAAGTATGTGCTACTGAACATGGAAGAACGGCAACTCATCAACCACAGTAAGCGGGATGGGTATTGGGTGGGCGATGTAGGCGACATTGGCATGATGGCGGTTTAGGACTGCGACTTGGCCCACGCAAGACATGCTTGCGAAAGGTCGGCTATCGCTTCTTCGCGGGTCTGGTAGTCACGCCAATCGTCCATGAAAGTGCCAGATTTTAGAAAGGAGAAAAGGTCGTGCAGCAAATCTCCTCCTCCGGGGCCTTCTGCCGCCTGAGAATGCAATGTTGAGGCATCCCAAATCGTGTACTCTTCTGGCCCCCAAATCTGAGCGTCGAAATCCGTCAGCACAACCTTCGTCACAGGCTCTTGTCGAACAATTTCTGGTCCGTTGGCCATCCAGTCGGCCAGCGTGCAACGGACTTCGTTAGGAAGGCCACGTTCATATGTGAAGTCGAGATTGTCTGTCCCTCTTTTCCAGCAAATGTAGTCCGTAAGTTCCTTTCGCCTTATCTCGTAGGAGGCGTATTTCTTGCATTGATCGCAGCCTGATTGCAACAACTGATCTATGCTGCTGCAATTCTCACCACATGAATACATGAACTGATGGCATTGGTATTGGCCTTTATTGGATTCATAATCGATCTGAATGCGAATCAACTCCGCTTGCTCAGGATCGTCATTCTCATCAAGCCAATCAGCGTAGATTAAGCGTAGGCCATCATCATTGGTATTTGCGATGATGGCTGCAAGCAGTCCTTCGCGGTCAGTCGTGAAGCCAGTCATTTGATTTCCTTGATAACTCGTTGGAACAGCATGCAATCTTTACTTCGGCATTTAGGGCATTTGACGCTATTCCTTACACTTCGATCACACCACATATTGATGCAACCAAAGCACGCCCACAATGAGATAGTAACTGATTTATCACTGGTCATTGCAACTCCACCATCTCAACGCCTGCTTCGGCGAACATCATCTTGGACAACTCTAGATCATCCGCCCAACGCGATAGGATCGCTTCTGACGCTGGCGGGAACACAACTCGCTTAATGCCAGCCTGAATGACAATCGCCGTACAGCGGGCACACGGCATGAACGGATGGACGTATAGCGTGCATCCGGCTAGGTCACGTTTGGCGAACAGGATCGCGTTCACTTCGCCATGTAGAACCATGCGGTATTTGGTATCGCGGTCCTCGTATCGCTCAGGCGAGTCAACAACGCCTTGCGGGAAACCGTTGTAGCCCGTAGAGACGATTCGGAGTTGCTCGTCCACAATCACGGCCCCGACCTTCGTGGATGGGTCTTTGGACCATTGGGCGATGCTGGCGGCAAGGTCAAGGAAACGACGGTCCCACTTACTGCTCATCCATCGTCTCCCACAACGGCGATCACTTGAGTAGTCGATAAATTTCCGACCCTAATAGCATTGGGCGACTGTCCTTGCCGTGCTCATTTCCAAGTTTCCAAGCACGAATAGAAAGCGACTCGTGCCAAAAGCCATAGGTGCCAGCCGAGACAACATAGTGGAACTTCGTTGCTATGTTGCTAGGCATGTCGTAGTCGCCATCTTTTCCTTTGTAGTAACCATCGTTATAAGCGTGCTTGCAAAGGTTAATCATGTCTTTTCTTCGGATAACAGAAATAGACCAAAATATCAGCCCAAAGATGGCGATTACAGTCCATCCGCATGGATCGGTAAGCTCGCTGTACTTAGATAGCAACATCACACGCCCTCAATCAGCCCTTCGCGGGCCATCTGTTTCAGTCTTGACATCACCTTGCGTTGCTCGAACCAACTTCGGCTTGTGCCTTGGTGAAGCGAGAAACGAACCCCATGTAGCACGTAGACGCGATGCCGTTGGTTGTTCATACGCACCGCACCGAGTTTTATTAGCAGTCGTTCATGCGGCGGCATGGGCGAACTCCTTAACCAAGTACGAAAGGTAGGACGCAGCCGCCCAATCAGGTAGCGTCAAATCGTTTGGGTCATACTCTTCCGGGGTGCCGTTATGTTCGTAGTATGACTTGACAAACTCTTTCTTCTCAGACTTGGTCCATCCTTTTGGAAAGTCCCAGTCATTGCAGCCGTTGTTGGATAGTTCGTCGCTTGCCAACTTGAGGAAGTCGGCGGCAAGTAACAGCGTCTTCTCGTTCACTTCAACTCTCCTATATCTCGTAGTTCCTGTTCTTTCATCACGTAGTTCATCGGCAACCAGTCGCCGTACTTCTTTCGCTCCGCACCATTGAGCATTTCGCGGGTAGCGTACCCGATGATGTCTACATGCTGCATTTCCGTCTTCTTGACGGCACACAACACATAGACATCGACATCAGGTACAATCTTGTCGATCCGTACCTTCAACTGCGGCTCATCGAAGTACAGGCACGTCTTCACGTCGATCTTCTTACCGTGCCAATCAAAATCCCATCCGTCGTCGCCGTGCCACTCGTGGACCTCGCTATCGACCTGCAAGCCGAAATGCTTGGCAAACGCCACTTCGCCAAGCAAGCCGATGATGTGTGTCTCATACGCTCCAATATCATCGCGGAGTACGTCGGTACGAATGCGGTCTTCCTTGCGGTTGCGTAGCTTGGCAAGGACGCAGAGGTTACCCACGTCTTCCATTGACAACCACACTGATTGACGGCCTCCCTGCATGTGGTCGATCCTCTACTTAGGTAGCAAGCCATCCAACTCTATCGTTCCGCCTAACGCTTCGGCTCGGATCAACCACACTTGGGTTGTCCGACTGTAGATCGCCGTCGCGTTCCGTATCGCTGGTTCTTTGCTGGTGTCGTTGTCCAGCATCACCCGTTCTAGTTTCATCTGCACCAACTTGCCGCGTAGCTCGATCACGAGCAAGCCAATCCTGCCTTCCAACTTGATCGGCAGTTCCACGCTCATGCCAAATGTCTTGGCCAAGGACATAGCCCGCGTAATCGAGATGTCCTTGAATTTGAGCGACAGGTCTGGCTTGGGCGGGTAGATTGCAAGTAGCAAGGCAAGGAAGACGGTTGGCATGGTTACTTCTTTGTGAATGCCCTTACGGTAACAACCTTTTCTTCTTCCTTGCAGTCCAGATAGTAGGCTTCGTCAATCCACTCAATTGCTTCTGGTTCACCGTGCTTACCGCCGCCGTACCAGAATGTCCACCCGATCCATGTGCCGTCTTTCATCTGCTTGGCAACAGACTTTGATTCGTAGTGGCGGCTATACTCGGTAGGCAGTCCTGTTTCCTCGTCGTAATTGCCACGAAGTTCTGACAGCACATCTCGCAAGTCGTCTTCTTCAACTTGACGTTCAAACTCGTCGATATCTTCCTTCGTATCGAGTTTGTGACCGGGAAATGCCCGACTGTACGCGAACTGTTTCAGCTTGTACTCTGCACTCAAAATCGCCATTACTCTTCCTCCTCGGTAAATTCCCATCCAAAGTCCACATGCTCGGCGATGTAGTCCCATACTTCTTTGTGGACTTCATCATCCGTTTTGCCGTAAACGTCGAATACGTGCCCTTCGTGGCCAGCACCGACGTTGCTTCCAGTAATGCGGACAAATCGCCTTCCATTGTCATCTGCTGGTTTCTTTTTCTTCGCCATGCAATCATCTCCTGTGGTTGTTTAGATTGTCCCTGTGTCGATCAACTTGACCAACGCTGATACGTGCTTGCAGCGACGATGCGACTCGAAACCGCGACACGTACAAATCTGGCGAATGCCATCGTCGCCAATGAACACGTCGTAAGCCTCGTCGCTATCGTCCATCTTGCTCAAACGAAAGCCACGGCCATTCTCGAAGTCCTCGCCATCGCAAGTAAACTCCTCAACGGCGTAGTCCGACACGTCCTTGTAGCACTGCTTCTTGGGTTGCCAGTTCGCTTTGATTGTCAAGATCGGATGGGCCATAGTTCGATGGCTACGGTACTCGACGGCAATCGCCGTCTTGACCTCTTGGCCTAGTCGGATGCGGATGGCATCGGTAGTGAGTGTTTGCATCTTGGTTTCCTATGTATTGGGCATAGCAACATCATACCATAATGCATTGCCGTCGTCAACCGTAGTTGCTAGGAATCTTCCAAATCGTCGTCCTCGTCGAATGAACTGCGTAGGTTGTTGATGCCGCACTTGATGCTATCCGTCACCATGCGCCGGGTATCGCCAGACGCATCAGACACACTCGTTATCGTCACCTCGTCCACATAGTAGGCAATCACGTAGGCCCGCTCCGCATCGTTCATGCGGTCCAGCAATGCCAACGCCTCGTTCACCAGTTCCATTCGCATCGTCGTCTCCTGCTGTTGGGTATCAACCTTGTCCTTGCCGCGTATGCTTATCGCCCTGACGTTCCCACGTTCAATGTCCGCCATCGCCTTCTTTACCCGTCGCCTGATGAACTTGATGGCGACAGTGCGAAAGGTAGCCCCGTAGCCGTCCTGCTGGATGTACCAACGTGAGGCGAGTAGTAGCCCGATAAACGCCTCTTGCAGTAGATCGGGATACCATGCCTTGAAATGTCGGGAAATGCGGATGTGAGCGAGTGTCTTCTGTGGTAGATGCTGGTAGGCGTCGAATAGTCGTTTCCAGTCGGACATAACTACTCAAACAAGGTTATTTCTTCGCTTCTCTTCACTTCAAGTCGCCGTCGTTCCCGCTGGTAACGCTTGACGACTATTTCCACGCACTCAGCTGGCGTCAGAAACGGCAATTGTGTCTTGTACTTGAACGCATCCCTAAACCAATTCGTCGAATCAAACGAGTCGATTCGCCTGATGTCAGAGTACAACCGCAAGGCCCACCCATGAATGTGGATGTCTTCAGGGACGTTGTCGCATACCCACCGCACAAAATCACGCTTGCCGTCTCGCGGCGGAACCAAGCCAATTCCAAGCCAATTCTTGCCTTGGCTGCGGGAAATAGGAATCAGGTCTTCTAGCAGTTCTTTCGGATCAGAGTCATGGATTGTCGGAAAGCCGCCAAATGATTCGTAGTTGCGAAGCGATTTTCGCCAATCGCCGCGAATGTCATCTAATCCCGCCACGGCATCAGCATGTGGTAGCCATTGCTGATACCAATCCTTGTACTTCGCTCCGTCGATCACTTTGCCGCTATTCAACTCGCTATACGCCCCAGAGTCGATCAGAATGCGTTTGAATGTCGCTTGGTAGTCTTTAAGCCAGTCTGAATACGTTGCATACGATAGCAACACTGGCATTTCAACCAGATGGTCAGCATGCATCTGGTTGCCCGGCGAAGACAGGTAGGTTATCAAGCCAATCCCCAATGTTTATGTGCCTGAATGCCTAATCGCCACTCAGGGTATTTGTCGATCCAGTCCAAGCACTCGCGTAATGAGTCTTGGTTGCCATCCATTGGCGTTACAAACTTCGCTCCAAACATCTCACAAGCACAGCGAACATCGTCCCCTAGTTTCATTCCATTCAGACCGGGGACGATGTTGCACTGATCCCCATAACTCAACTCAAGTCTCGACAGCGAATGCGGGCTTACAGATAAGAAATCGGCTAAATCAACGAGCAATTTGCCGCATTTCGCCTTCCGCCTTACGCCAGACGTTGCTATTGCAACTTTGAATGCGTTCTTCTTTAGCCCATCGACAATGTCTTGCAATGGCCAATCAGACGGCTCGCCGCCTGTAATCCATACCCAATCGACGCAGCCCTTAGCTGCGACACACCTTTCGACAATCCCACTAGCAGTATCGGAATGAGTGAATGAATAATTGGTGTCGCATTCCTTGCATCCCACCGAGCAGCCAGCAAAGCGAATGAAAACCATCGGAACACCAATCAAAACGCCTTCGCCTTGAATGGTTTTGAAAACCCCATATTGGGCCAGCATCATGGGGTTTTCCGCAAACAATGGATGTCGCATAAGTTCAACCACACTCCGATACAACTTTTATCTTTCCACCACAATGAAGGCCGGTGATGGTCACTTTGCAAGCATACCTTTGCGACAACTGCTTAGTCAAGTCCTCTTGGTACACTTTTGATTGTGTGTACGAATTGGATAGTTCTACCAGTTCTTCGCACTGAATCATGCGACTGGTTTCGAGTACCACTTCGTAGTAGTCGATGTCGTCATTGTTCGGGCATCGGGCAATCAACGTAAATCCGTATTTGTTCATTCCATTCCTTTGATGTAACTGCATGCTTCCTCAAGAGTGACGAATGATGCCTCACTGTGGACAATCAGCCAAGGAGACAGTTTCTCGTACTCGCAGCCCCACAAAACAACTCGCTTCTTTTTGACGTGGTTGGCGTAGAATATCTCCATTCCCGTTCCCCATGATGGGTTGACTACCCTCGCCAAGATGATGTCAGACGTGTTAATGTCTGAGATGTCTTGTTTTACGATTGCGTCGGCAAACCATCGCTCTTGTCCTCGATAGTCACGAATCATTGGCGAGATGATGTTGAATCTGTCTGTGGGCATGAGTATCTGCGTTGCCTGATAACGCCATTCCTTGCACTCGCTGTCAGACATTCCATTGATGCCGCCAGCAAGATAAACAGTCTTTCTCATAACTACTCCATGTAATGTTGCGTTAGAATCTCATTCAATGCCGTCGCCGATGCCCGAATCTGCTTGTGGTCGTTACTCGCTACCGCCGCAAAGAATTCAGCCAAGTCCTTGTAGATGGTGGGTCGTTTGCCACGTCCAGCGTAGCGACGATCCAGTTCAAGATTAACCTTGCTAATGTCGTTCTCGATGTTCCGCAGTGCCCATCCCGCATTGACTCGCCACTTGTCGTCTTTCTGGCGGAATCGCGGATCGGGGGGCAGTTTCTTGCTCTTCTTGTAGTTCGACAACTGGCTTTCGATGTCCATTTTCGACGCTGCCAATCGCCGCCGTAGTTCCCGTAGCTCGTTGATACTCAAGGCGTCCAAGTCGATGGGCAGTTGAATCCGTTCAGTGGCCATGTTGTTTCCTTATTGTTCTTGAGCAAATCTAACTAACGCCTTGCAACGAGGGCAACTATCATACGCAACGTAAGTCATGTATTCCTTGTCCATCCAATGACAATCCTTCTCCAATCTGACTGACAACTTTTCCGCATTCACCCTAATAACCAACTGGCAATTAGGGCATTTCGCAATCCAACGATCACCAATCTGTAAACCTTGAAAGTCAATTCCATTCATTTTTCCTATCTCCGTTTTTTGATGTTGATAATCACATACGGCTTGCCCTGTTGTGCCTTGGCCATGCCGTATTCCCATGTAATCCGTTCATCGTCGTCCATTTCACCGGGCTTGCCGCCAAGCAACCACGCCGCCACGCCGTCACGCACATGCTTCAAGCAACCCGGCAACGCATCTGAATCCACCTTGCCAGCACTACCACGGACAAGGCGAATAATGCACCCCTTCGCCAGTTCGTCCCGTATCTGCTTTTCCACGTCAGCCAATGCCGCAGCAACGGCTTGTAGGTGTTGAGCACTCGTCTTGTACTTCGCGGCCCAATGCCGACGAAGGTTGAGCGGGTTCGGCGTCTTGATGTTCAGCACCTTGACAACCGTGCAATCCTCAAGCGTCAACACTGACGGCGGGCCATTGTCGTTGTGCTTGATAACGCTCAAGTTTACAGGCGTGACCTTCGATGCCATCGCCATTATCTTGGCTTCCAACTCGTTGTCGGGCTTCTTCCTCGCCATGCTAATCCTCCTGACCATCAAACAATCCACCACCATCGTAGCACATACATGGCATCTTTGTTCGCGGGCCACGACTAATTACGTCTAGCGAATACCTGCTTGATACCAATTCATTCCACGAGTAGTCGTGCTTGCCAAGCCCTTTGATGCTTCGTAGTTCAGCGTTGGATTCCATAGCCAACGCTCTTTGAAGCAAATCGGGATTCTCGACTTCTAGTTGTCGTATCTCTTCAACATCCATTTCTGGACAAAAGAAGCACGAAGACTTTGGGACGCTATCGAATCCGGCTTTCTTGCAAATGCTCACACATTCGTCACGCCCAATATCCATGTCCACGAGAGGGTGCCAGTATTCGTACCGATCATTCGAGTGGATGCTAACGCGGTGCATCTCGTCGGCATCGTAGAAAATCGCCTTAACGACCTTATCGCCACGCTTCCAGCATTCAATCGATGGAGTCCAGTTGCGAGCATAAGCCTCTTGTGGTTCGTGCTTCCATTTAGAGGAACAAGAGCGACCAAAGTAAGCGATGCTTGGCAAGCATTTCTTCGCCAAGCATTCTTCCTCAAGAGTCTCATACTTCTCTTCTCGGTGTTGCTTGCTCTTGTCAACCGATTTTCTTACCCAAGTAACAGGCGGCATTCCGTTAGCAACAAGCCAGTCGGAAATCCGTAAAACATGTTCATAAGTCGCCGGTTTTTCGGCATACTTTCCGTTGAAATAGTCGCCGGTGTCGGCAAACAAAATCAGGTCGGGAATGTCAGTTGCTTGCTTTGCTAACAGAATAAGTCCCGCCGTTGAATTAAGCCCGCCGCCAAACGATGCGATAAACGGAATCTTCTCTCCATTTCGACGGCGCAAAAGCATGTCAGGCGTGTTGTCGAATAAAGCATTCAATATAATATCCCTAGTCATTGGTCTTATGGATCATGTAGTTGTTTCGCGGGGCACGCTTTTCGTGGATACGGTCATCAAGGTTCGCAAGCCATCCAAGAATCCCGTCAGCCCGCTGCCGCACCATCGCTAACCGCCGACACTGCTTGCTCAACTGGAACGCCGCGAACCAGTCAATGAAGATACCGCGTGCTAGGTCAGCAAAGATGTCGTCATTAGGACTGCCAACAGGGGGATACAACAGATGATGCACCATCTGCTCCGCATCCTTGATCTTCGTCTCCCACTGGTTCGCCTCAGCCTCATCCCATTGTGGTTGACTGCGGAGCAACGCGATGATGTCGGGCTTCAACGCCTTGATCTTCTCCCGTTGCTCTGTTGTTAACGTCCCCTTGACGCCTAGATTGCCTTCGTCGTTAATCCAAATCAGGACGGCCTTCTGCTCCAAATCGTCTAGGAACAAGCCTGCTTGGATCGCGTTAGACTTTGCTTCCTTGATGTCCTGCTTCGACTTCAACTTGGCCAGCGATGCGGCTAGGTCTAATGGCATATCAGCCTCTTGGTATCGGAATGATCCACCTTGCGTTAGCCGCGTCCACGCGACAATCTGAGCCGTGCAATGGTTACTATCGACGGCATAACTCAACACCCGCCAACGGTCACGTTCATCACGGCGGTATTCCAGTTCAATCAATTCCCTGCGTCTCCATAAACGCCCTGATAAACACTGCCGCCGTTTGCGGACAGATGGCATTCCCGTATCCCTTTAGCCTGCCTGTGCGATTGTTTCTTGCACTTGGCAATACGCTGCGTAGTTCGGGGATGCGTCGTCCCAACTTTCGAGATAGCCCATGAGCCAACGGTGAAACTCGGGAGCCAACACGCCTTGATTTTCCGTCTCGACATTCGATGATTCGGCATTCGTCCCAATTACTGCCGAAGTCAAATCGTCGCTCTTCGGCGACCTGCCTACCGCATCGTGTGCTTTGCAAGTTGGCCATCCCGCCAACTGTGCTGCAACCGACAGAGATAGGCCCATCTTCCCTCCGCTCAAATGCGATCCGTGTCTTTCCCGTCGATTGCTCCACGTCTCGATTGTGTCGCCAGATTCTTGGCTTTTCGGCGTAGGCCATCCAGAACAGTCTTTGGCGGATGTGCGGTGAGCCGACGCTGTGTGCTCCCAATACACACGACCCAACGGCGTAGCCTTCTGCCTCCAAGTCTGCCGATATTCCATCGAGCCATCCGTGCCCAATAGCTCCCGGCACTTGCTCGCCAAAGACGTACTGAGGGCGACACTCGCGGATGAGCCTAAAGAAGTCTGGCCAGAGGTTTCTTTCGTCAGCGTTCCCTTTGCGTTTACCGGCGTTGCTGTATGGCTGGCAAGGACAACTTCCTGACCACACGGGAACATCGTCAATTGGCCACCCTGCAAGACGAAAAGCGTAAGGCCATCCTCCAATGCCAGCGAAGAAATGGCAACTTCGATATTTGCCAAGCTCACTACCTTTGATTTCTTTGATGCTACGCCCATCAACATCCCCCCGTGGTAGTTCCTTTGCAGCAATCAAGTTGCCAAGCCATTCGCAAGCAAACGGCTCAAAGTCGTTGTAAAAGTCCATTTACTTCTCTGGCTTCCGTGTCAGTGGCGGCAAGAAGAAATACTTCGCCCCGCCGTCGTCCTTGATCGTTGGTTGCAACTCGGCTAACGCCTTATCGATCTCTTCCTTCTTGTAACCGCGACGCTGGCCCACTTTATCGACCATATCGCAAGGCGTTTCGCCCTTCACAAGCCAATCCCACAACCACACGGTACATTCATACTGCTTAGTACGCTTGCTCTTTTGTGGTCCCATCGACTTACTTGGGTGTCCGTCTGGTAGTTCTGGAGGATCGTCGTCGTAGTCGGCTCCACCTGTAAACATCGTGACGCCAAGTGGGTCGGGCTTGATGCAGTTCGCCTTATCAATCCATAACCGTCGCTTGGCGTCACGCTCCGAACTCTCGGCCCACAACATCATCACGCTACGGACACGCTCCACACCGCGACGGCCAAGCACGCCGCCAGTGCTATTCAAGTGCGTCACGCAGATGTACGGGTTCTGGAACATCTTCGCCAATTCGCTCAGAGGCTTGTAGAAAGCCATCGCCTCTTCTTGCAGAATCAGGTTCTTGCTCGTCGCACCGCCCACGGTATCAATGATCGTCATTCGCGGATTGACCAACTTTGAGAACATCGCGATACGGTTCAAATCTTCCGCCGAATCAACCTTTGTGCCGCCAAATGGGTCAGTCTTCAACGTCGCGAAGTAAATGATGTCTTCAACGCCGAACTCTTCCGCCAATGTCACCACTTCGCCATGATGCTCGTCAGCCAACACCCACAACGTCCTGAACTCTTGCGGATTCTCTACATCCATTGGCTGACCATCAGGCCAAGGCAAGCCATGCCGAACACGCCGTAAAAAGTCGAATAGTGTCCGGGTCTTGCCGACCCCCGGCAAGGCCGCGAACATGTTGCACACGTTGTTTTGAATCCATCCTTTCCAGAGAAAGGACATACTCGCACCCGCAGCCCGCAAGTCCGCAACCGTCGCAACATCCGCCAATGTCAGTTCGTTGACTTCTTCGGGAATGACAATCTTGGCGACTTCGCTCTTGTGGTTGTCTTTTTTGTGTTCGGGATCATAGAAGTTGCTCATATTGACCATTGCTCGGTCATACGTCAACTGCCGATACCGTTCACGCTCCCACTTCTCCCGATATAACCCCGACTGACGAAACAGAGAATCAACACGCCCCGTATCACCACCACACCAAAAGATCAACAAACTAACAAGAGCAAGGTCGGCGTTACTCCGTGTTTCGTAGCCTGAAATATCGCCATTCCACAAGGCATTAAACTTGTGGCCTTGCTTACTCTTGCGAATGCGTTGCAGTAAGTCGTAATCGCTAACGTCGCTAACGTCCTTGGCCACCACAACGGCGGGCTGACGCTTGGCATCCCCAAACAGGCTTTTATGAAGTCTGTCTAGGGCTTCTTGGCAGTCAACCACATCGAGAGGATGATCGTCAACGAGATTACCCGTGACAGTGAAAAACCGTCCCCGATCATACATTTCGACGCTGTTCTTGCGATTGCCGAACTCAGGCATCCGTGCCTTGAGCATCAACTTAACGCCTGTTCCTGATGGCGACACTTCGGCGTAGGTCGGAAATGACGAAAGAATGTCCTTCGCCATCTCCGAGAACTCGCCAGTCACCTTATCACGGCACTTGTCAATATCGACGCCGCAATACGGATCATCACTCGTAAACACGAATCCGACGCCACCGCTAACACCCATCCGCGTGTGAACCGCTAAGCACTCGTCAAACATACCCCATGAGTCGGAGTCGTTGATTTCAGCCTTCTTGCGTGTATGCGGGTTGATCGGTATCTTGGTCGGCTTCTGCACGCCATCAGCATCTATCCGAAAGTCCCAATGCCACACCACCCATTGCTTGATTCCTTTCAACTCATCGGGGATGGCATTGGGGTTCACCTGACACACCCCGTTGAGTCCGCCTTTTTTCTCGAACTTATTCGGAGTGTCAGCCATTAGAACGTTTCCTCAAGTTGCTTGGCGTAGTCGTCGGTCACTTGCACTTGCACAGGTTTCGGCGTACCAGCGGCGGGTTTCTTCGTCGCCTTCCACAGGCTGTTGAACGTCTTGCCGATCTGCTTCAAACCTTGAACGTCGCTCACCTTGGGTTCCGACGCACCTTGCAAAGCGAACTGCCACACTTCCCGATCACCGTTGCCGTCGCTGCGTGGTTCCATGTGCGACGACAACGAAAGCACCTTTCCTCGATTGTTTTCGACCCAATCATCAATCGTCGAAATATCGTCGCCGTCGAAGCCGATGGCTTCCAAGTCCTTGAAGAAATATTGGGCCGTCTTATCGTTCAGGTAGCGGTAAACGCTGCGAGTGAGGGCGGGGATTTCAACCCATTCGCCATCAACTTTCTTCTCGTCCACTGAGAACTTGAACTCGAAGGTCGGCGTTTGCTTTTCCTTCGACAACGAGTAAACGAACCCTTCCAACTTGCCTTTGTAAAACGTCTTCGCACTCATCATCAACATCCTTGAAATAAAGGTTTCCCAACACTAGATCACGCCGCCGTCGTTGGTTCAGGCGGCTTGTTCGCTGCTTCATTCGCCTTGCGTGACGCAATCATTGCGTCAGCCCATGCCTTAAATACGCTCACGGGCTTCTCGTCTGGCACTTCGATAAAGTCCGGCAAGCCACTGCGGTTCTTGGCCTTGCAGTATGGCTGTTTCTTGCAAACCAACTGAAGTTCTTGTGCAACCGCCTTGTGCTTCAAGCCATCCTTCATCGTCGTCGCCTTCCAATGCAAGAACAGCATTTGATCGGCCCATGCATCCGCTTTTTCAGTCATCTTTTCTTCCAGTTGTGGCGAATAAACGTCGTAGTCTTCGCCACCCGGATTCTTGACTTTCTTGACTGCCGCGTGAGCAAGAAGAATAACCATCATTCCTTTTTCACGCAACTTATCCAAAAGCGGGAACTGCACGTCCCAATGGATGACCGCCATATCCTTGCCTTTTTGAAAGGCGTCAAACTTCGACTGATCGCCGCCGTAGTTCGTATTCCGCGTGTGGTTGTAGCACATGCGTTGCAAACCATTCAGCGTGTCGATCACTAAAGTCGATCCACCCTTGGCAATGCCTTCCATATCCTTTAATATGCTCAGATAGCCATTCCAAGTTGAGGCCTCATACACATCACAAGCGGGCACAAGGCCGTTGTTGCGAAGTGTGTCGATGCCGTTTTCAGTAATCAAGAACGAAGGGTTTGGAGCAAAGGCTCCAAATGTCGTCTTGCATGAACCCGGCTCGCCGTAAACGATGACTCCAGGTGCAAACTTCTTCCCTGCCTGACGTGGTTGTAACGCCATTGGTTTCCCTTGTAGTTAGGACTGAGTGTTCTTGTGGTAGTAATAACTTGCGGCGGCTAACGCCTCACCGAGTTGCTTGTAGTATCCCATCTCCTGACCGCCATTCGGGACCGCATAGTAGCCATAAAAGGGGGCGTTGTATTGCAGGCGATAGGCGAATCCACGCACTGCATCCGCCGGATTGTAAACGCTGTACTGGCTTGTGTAATCGACGCCAATGATGAAGTAGATCGGCATGTGGTCGTCGATGGTAGCACAGAACTGATGTTGGTATCTTCCTTCAACATTCTTGAAGGTTTCAGGCATTGCCGTCTTGCAGTACGGCATCAATTCCGGCTCGATCAACTGGCATGAGAAACAGAACTGACGCCATTTCTCTTTGTCTTGATCCCGACACTCGCCAATGCTCTTGAGGAACTTCTGCATTGCCTCAGTGCGTTGTTGCTGTAACTGATCGCTGATTCGCATGTAATTCTCCTTCCTCGATGTCATCAAAACACAGGTCAAGTTGGTAGGCTTCGTACAAGCCGTCTTCCGTGTCCCATCCACGTATCAACATCCACGTATCAATCTTCGCCAACGCAACGCCTAGTTCGGCATCCGTGGGCTTTACTGAGCGAACCCGGCCCGTCTTAGCTACTTGCAATCGCCACAAGAGCATCTTGGCCATAAGGTGCCGTTCATCGTCGGCGTTACGTTCATAAACCTCGATGATTGACTTGCCCATCGTCACCTTGATTGGAGCCGCGTCGCTAGTGATGATCTTGGGCTTTCCGCTCATGCGTCTGGATGTTAAGGCCATCACTTCACCTTCTTTGTCAGCTTCTTGCACGAAGCCTCGTAAGCGTGGATGCCTTGTCGATCACAGACGATGATGAAGCCTTGCTTGTAGATCGGCTCCATCTTCTTGTACTCCTTGCTACGAAGCCATTGCAGACCGATAGCAATGGCACGCTCAATATCATGGCTCACGTCAGCCGAAATAGCAAGAGAGGTTTCCGCCTCGCCGTCCAAACTCAACGTGGCCCAATGCGTCGTGTACGGAGCGTTTTCGTCCTCATACACATCCAGTTCCGCATTGACAGCGTCGCACTCGCAAGGGATGGAGTGGGTATCGGCCATGATGAATCCGAACCCTTTGCATTGATGACAGATGCGAGTGATGTTTCCCATGTGTTTGTGTTTCATATCAACTTACCTTTGTTCCTTTGCCCAACACAAAGATGATAAAACAGATGAAAGCCAACGCACCCAGCGACAACATGCCACCGAGTAGCAGATCGACGGTAATCCAGTCCATACGTACCTTTCACGCAGAGGGGGTTAGAAATGCACGCCGTCTGCAATAGGGCGACGTGCACATAGCAACGTGTTTAGCGTTGCGGGTTCGGACAACGGCCATTCGGACAGGGCAGAGGCAGGGATTGAATCACGGTGACCACCACTTGGCGGACAGGCTGGCAGGTGCCGTTATTGCACGACTGAATGTAGACAGGCGTGGATTGCACGCTGTAACTGTAGATGATCGTCGGTTGTTGGACGACCACACGCGGGGCGGGCTGGCAGTAGCGTTGCGACTTGCATGGCTTACAGGTCAGCCAACAGGCTTGCGATTCGCTGGCCATGAACGACAAGGCCAACGCTGCAATCAAGAACTTCTTCATACCAATACTCCATTATTGTTCGGGGCGACTTCATCTATCCAACGATCTACTTGCCGTAGATGTAGATGTCGTAAGTAAATTCCGTTTCAACTCGCTTCTTGTACGTCGCACCAACATTGTGGCCGTACCGAGTCATTGCATGCGAAATGTTTGTCTGGGCATTCTTTGCCGTCTTGAACCCGTACACGGTCATCACCTTGTACTTGCGGCCCGGTTTGGCGAGTGCTTTCGCCAGCGTCTTTTCGCTTGGGAAATACTTGCGTTTGCGGCCTCGTGGAGACTTCTTTGCTAGTAGCATACTGTATCCTATATACGTTACGTCAGGCGAAGTAATTGTTATGCGGATTCAACTTTTTCACGATTCGCGAATGGATGCGGCAACGATCCGTATGCCTTCCAGAACGAACTCTTTTCTTCGTCGTTCATTGGGCGAATATCGTACTCGCCCAAATGATCCACGTCAAATTGACCATCCCAAAACCGCTCATCGGTAACTACGGAGCGAAGGTATGGCTGCATTGCCTTAAATGCGTTTGGAATCATGTGCGTAAAGATTCCAATCTCACCGACGATGTACTCGATATCTTGGTAAATATGCCCCATCTCGGTGTGCAATCTGCCAGTCGTCAGGTTTCGTAACCGCTGAATATCCAAGTCGCTCTCCAATGTTTGTTTAGGCGAAGTAATGCTCGTGGTGGGACTCGAAACCCACATGTCTTTCGACGCACCGATCTGACCGGTGTGCGTTTACCAATTTCGCCACACGAGCACAATCAAACAAGGCGTGTTACTACACCAAAGCCGGATGTTAAGTCGGCAATTACCATCCACGGGGCTTACCCGCTGTATCCTCTCTCGATCATCCTACACAGGCGGCTGGCACGCACCGACGACGCTATGCCTACCTGCTTAGGTCCAATATGTCGCTGACCGACAATCTTCCAGTCCGAGAGATTAAGGCACTCATTAAAGCTGGACACTTCTAATCCAACTACCTTGTATTCCAATTGCCTAGCCAACAACGCAGACAATATCGCTGCCGCGTACCGCTGCGTATTCGACGCCGTCAACAACGAATCGCTGAGGGTAGCCGTTGACGACGACATTGTAGCCAATCTCGAAACTGTTGCCTTTGCGGGCTTCTGGACCGAAGGCCATCACCGTCGCTTTCACCGTCTCACGCGGACTTGCCGTGTCTGGCAAGATGATACCGCCATCGGTAACTTTCGCCGCGTCATGGAACTTAACTAGCACGAAATCATTGCATGCTACCAACATCGCTTAGTCCTTTCGTTTGCGAAACTTTTCAACTCACTTTGCCAACAATCCTACCGGACACCCATTTTCAGAGTCGTCTTCCTCGAAGTCGTCTTCGTCCTCGTCAATGCTGATTTGAACTGGCGATTCAGCACGGCTCGCCAAGGCCATGTTGACTTCGTCCAGCATTTCCGAGAATAAGCGATGCCGTGGCTCTTGGTCCCAGTGATTGAGGAACCAGCGGCACGCAGCCGGTTCGCCTAGCACTTGGTCGGCATCAAAGCATGCCCGTGCAAACGCTTCTTCGACAACGCCAACGGTATTGGCCTCCAAGGTGCCCGATTGCCAGTACACGAATCCAATGAAGTCCGCCGCCTCAACAGGCCAATCTTGCACGCACATAAGCGGCGGTGGCGTCGTTGTTGATCCTTGGATCAAACGCGGATCATCGCTGGCCAACGCCTTTTGTGCGGCAATCAGGCCATTTGTCGGCATGTTTGGAAAGAAACCCTGTCGAAGAACGGTACGCCAACTTTCCATCTTTTCTCTCCCATGTGGTTGTCTTGACTACGTAGAAGATGATACCATAGGCATCTATCCACGTCAACCGTGATATAGACTTTTCTCTCTGTTTCTGCCAATTTTCTTTTGAAATTGACAATATCTCTTGATGTCTTGCCGAATCAACCCTAGTATAGACGCAGCAACTTGACGAACACCAAGGGAGAACAATAATGGTCGCTATGGCCAAAAAACCGCAAACACTCGACCACGACGATGGCAAAAGCAAGAAGGTCAACTTGTCCCTCGACCTTCGCATCCTTGAAACCATCGCCAGATACCAGAAAGAACAGTTCCTCAAGGTTCGCTTCAAGCCGACCATGCGAGATGTCGTCGAACTGGCCCTCATCACTTTTTTCGAGAATGAAGGCATCAAGCTCGCCGACAACTCCGATGTTGACGATGACTAACTCATGCGTGCATTCTTTCACAGTCCTAGGTTGACTTCAATACACGTAGGTTGACCTAGTCCTTTTTTCGCAGCATCACCGCCACTTCAATCTTGTGGCCGTCGTCGCTGGAGTTCCGGTACATCTTGACCGATTCCAAGCACTCTTCCAGCAACTCCATCCAGTAGGGCGGTATCTCTTCGGCAATGATCTCCTTAGTATCTACGCCACGGCGTTCCTTCCAGAAGGCCCATAGTTCCTCCATCGCTTCTTCAAGGTAGTCCGTGTAGGCAACATGGCATTTCTTGCCGATCTCGTTGTCCCACACCTGCACCCGGAACCCCTCATCCTCATTGTGCGGGTTTTTCTGGAACACGCCGCTGGCATAGTTGCCCATCCCTTTCGTAATGAGGATTTGCCGTCCCATTTCGCGGGTTAGTTCCTGCATGAAGTAGTAACAATGCACATCCCGCCTGTGGTCGTCGGGATGGTGCAAAGGCTGGCGTAGTGAGTAACGCCGGGCCATCGCCTTAACCTTCGCTTCGCGGATTTGGTTCTCGTTCCCTGTCGGCTTGCATGATTCCCATTCATCAAACAGTGTGGTTGTCGTGAGTAGCGGCTTACTCGACTCCTCCCAACAGTTCCGCGTGACTTCGGGTTTGTCCTTGGTCGATGGACGCTTGGATTTCGGTAGATTGTTGTCAATATCGTCAAAGAGAACGCCGTATTGCATGGAATAACTCCTACGTAGCATGAACCATACTAGCCGGATACTACGGTATCCTCAGACACAATGCAAGGTAGTTTCTGATGCCACCACCGCTTCCATTTCCCCGACCTGTTCCACCTCCATTGCCAACGCGAGCCGCATCCCCGCCACCGCTACCGACAAGTAGAGGTGCGACGCCACCACCCCTACCCAATCGCGGGCCAACACCGCCACCATTGCCGGGGACGAATACACAACCACCACAACCGGGGAATGCCAACGATAACCAAGAGCGGTTGCCGTACAACGCTCCCAAGATCGTGTTTGCCGATGGCCGCGAAGGTCCGGCCCCACCGTTTACCCGCTACACGCGGTTAGCTAGTCGTGGTACTGGCGTGATTCTCAACCGTTGGACCAGCGTACAATCAACGTGGTTGTGGGCGATCAAGTATGAGCCGTATCCCACGGACAAGCCGGTGATGTCGCACGAGCAGATGGGTGATATGACCATCGAGTTCGTCAACGGCTTCATTGGATTGTGGCCATCGACGACGTTGGATAGTTACCGCATGTACGTCCACACGTTCAGTAAAGGCAAGTTGCATTACCGTGTACCGTGGAAGTCGAAGTACACGACGATTCGGGCACAAACGTACTATGGGGCGGCGTTAGAGGCAAGAATCCGCCAAAATACCTAGAAGTGATGTTGCCTGTTGCTATCCTACTATGGTATATTGCTTGCGTAAGACGAAGTAACTACCACACTAGGATAGCAGATGCAATTGAACTTGTCCTATCAAAGTCCCGCCGATTATGTCTTGTTCCTCAAGATCAAGGCGTTGCCCGTCTACAAGTTCGTTGGTCGCACTGCTCATTTCCCCGACGAGTACGCGGATCGTCTTGGCCTTGACATTCCTCCTCAACCACAGTTGGGATATGTACCCGCGTCTTTTCTGTTTGACTATCAGCGTGACATTGCAGCGTTGGCGATTCGCAAGGAGCGGTTTGCGGCGTTTGTCAGTCCCGGCTATGGAAAGACTGGAATTGGAGCGGAGTTTGCTCGGCATGTCCTTTCGGTTTTGCCTGCGGATAAGAAGGTTCTGTGGTTGTCGCCGTTGATGGTTGTCAAGCAAACAACCACAGAATTGGAGCGGTTCTACAAGGGTAGTAACACGCCGGAAGTCATCAAGTCGAATGGCTTGCAGAAGTGGCTCGACGGCAATTCATCGCGGTTCGGCATCACCAACTTTGAAGCGTTACAGGACGACATCGACAATTCGGCCATCGGTGCCATTATCGTCGATGAGTCGAGCATCATGAAGGACGTGTACGGCAAATACGGCAACTGCATCATCAGGATTGGCAAGGGCGTGCGTTGGAAGTTGTGCTTGACTGGTACGCCTGCCCCGAATGATCGCATCGAGTACGCGAATCATGCCGTGTTCTTGGATCGGTTCCCGACGCAAAACGCATTCTACGCCAAGTATTTCGTCAACCGTGGCATGACGGGTGAGCGTTGGGAAATGAAGCCCCACGCCGTCCAGCCGTTCTACCGTGACATGGCGGATTGGTGCATCTTCATGTCGAATCCTTCGGTCTATGGCTGGAAGGACAACACGGACACGATCCCGCCAACGCACATTCACATTGAAGATGTGCCGCTGACGGATGAGCAAGCGACGGAAGTGATGAAGGAAACGAATAGCCTGTTTCCCGAAGCACGCGGGATTGCCTCGCGGGGGCGTCTAGCTCGCATTGCCAAGGGGTTTGTTGGCAAGGATGGCGAGAAGGTTGAGACGAACAAGCCCGCGTTCATCAAGGCGTTGGTTGATTCGTGGCCCACGGAATCAACCATCATTTGGTGTAAGTACAACGCCGAACAAGAACAGATGGAGCAGTTGTTTCCCGGTTGTGCCAGCATCTCCGGCGACACGCCACAAGAGGAACGGGAAGAGTTGATTGCTGACTTCCAGTGTGGTCGTCGGAAAGTGCTTGTCAGCAAGGCGAAGATTCTTGGCCTTGGTCTGAATCTGCAAGTCTGCACGCGGATGATCTTCTCGACGTGCCAAGACAGCTTCGAGGAGTTCTTCCAGTGCGTCAAGCGAGCTAATCGCGTTGGGTCAAAGTATCCGCTACACATCTACATTCCGGTGACGGATGTAGAGCGGCCCATGATGGAGAATGTGTTTGCGAAGGCGAAGGTAATGGAAAGCGATGTTCGCCAGCAAGAAGAGTTGTTCAAGAAACAAGGTTACAAATTTAACTAGGAGTCATGATGGCTGATTGGTATTTGCATGAAGGCGATTGCATCCCGCATATGCTCATCGAAATGGAACCGCAGAGCATTGATTTCAGCGTGTTCTCGCCCCCCTTCCCCGCCACATTCGCGTATACGTCAGAATGTGCGGATATTGGGAACGACGAAGATTTTCGCGGTGATGCGAAGATCGCGTTTAACTACTTCTACCGTGGTTTGCTTCGCGTGATGAAGCCGGGGCGGGTGGTTATGGTCCATGTCGCTCAGGTGCCACGTACCAAGCGGACTGGTCAAAGCGGTCTGTATGATTTTCGCGGCTTCAACATTCGGATCGCGGAGCGGTGCGGCTTTATTTACGAGTACGATTGGGTTATCAGTAAGAACCCCCAAGCCCAGTCAATTCGTACCAAGTCGCATCAGTTGCAATTCGCTGGCCTTGAGCGGGATCGCGCTAACTGTCGTGGTGCCTTGCCGGACTACTTGATTAAGTTCCGTGTTCCCGGTGAGAATGCGGTTGCCGTCGATAGCGATGGCCAAGTATCTCGGAACGACTGGATTCAATGGGCGGAATCGTGCTGGCCGTGGACGCAAATCAAAGAGACGGACACGCTCAACAAGGAAGAGGCACGCGGGGTTGACGACATCAAGCACATTGCACCATTGCAATTGGGTGTCATCAATCGGCTCGTGAAGTTGTATACGAATCCCGGCGAACTGGTCTTCTCGCCGTTTGCGGGCATGGGCAGCGAAGGCTACGTATCGCTCAAGTTGGGCCGTCGCTTCTACGGTTGCGAATTGAAGCAAGAGTACATCAAGGCCGCGAAGATGAATCTGACGCGGGCAGATAATATGAAGCGTCAAAAGCAAGAGGAGTTGTTTGTATGAAACTCACGGCGTTCCCCATGCAAGTGAACCTGATTACGCAAGAACAGCATGGCGTCAAGCAGGATGAGTTAGCGGCGTTCAACGAAGGCATCATTGCCACGTTTCATCATGAGCCTTGTGGTGGACTGTGGCTTGATTTGAAGGGCCAAAATCATGATTTCGATCCAGCGTCGGGCATTGACTTTGAACGGGTCGTGATTGAGTCGGAAGAGCATTTGGATGAAGTTTACAAGGCGTTGAAGGCGTTGTTCAAAACACACAAGGAAGGGATGGGGACAACCACATGAAGGATGACATGACGGCGGCGGACATTCGCCAAGAGCGTCAAAGACTGCTGGACCGTGAGGATTTGATTCATCGGGCCATGCGTGATTTGCAGGCGAAGTGCCCGCATGAGAATCTGACACGCAGTGTTGGCTTCTACGGCACGGGTGAGCGGTCTATCTGTGAGACGTGTGAGGACTGCGGGCACGTCGCGTACAGCGACTAGGATTTGCGATTCGCCCATCATGTCGGTAAGGTGGCCTTCTTTGCCATATCGGACAGAGAAGTCTATGCAACCAATCTTAGATGAACAAGACGTAGAAGCGATTGCACGCCGGTTTGGGAAGCATAGTCAGGTTGCCTTGCTATGCCAGTCCCATGAGGCGTTGCGTCGCTTATTAGAGGAATACGAGGCCAAGGATGAGCAACGACGAGATCGCCGAATTGACGTGGGTAGCGAAGCACGAAGCAGCTAAATTCATCAAGAAGAAAGGGATGGACAAGTCGAACTTCGACGACGCTTACCGCCATGCACTGCTTGGCTTGATTCGCGGCTGCCGGAACTGCGACAAAAGCAAGCAAGGGTGGAAGAACTACATCACGACGAAGGTACGCGGTGCCATCATTGACGGATTCCGCGAGGAGTCGCCGTTCACACGAGTTCAGCAAGACGCGGGGCTTTGCCGATACGACTACATTGACGAGATGATCGACGAGTACGGCAACTCCTTTGCTGACGAAATTGCTAGTTCGAGTGACGTTCCGACGTGGATTGTCGATGACCTTTGTAGCCTACTGAGTGACGATACGAACAAGACGATCTTGCGAATGCGAATTGATGGCCATGAGCTAAAGGACATCTCGAAAGAGGTTGGCCTTTGTAAGTCTTTTACTTGTCGTCGTTTTAGCCGTATTGTGCCAATCATCCGCAGTTATTTCAACGCCACTTCGCGATAGTTCCCCTCTGCTGGCATACCGTGGGCTTTTGTCGCCCAACACAAGGACACGGTATGCCAAAGAAGAAACAGCCTAAAGGCCACGTCAAGAACCCTGCCGCCGTCGCCCTCGGAAAACTCGGCGGTGTTCGTGGCGGGCCTGCACGGGCCAAGAAGCTCGGAAAGTTGAAGCGTGAGCAGATCGCCAAAATGGGCGGCGAAGCTCGCAAGAAGCAACGGGAGAAGGGCGACAACAAGAAAGGCAAGAAGAGCAAGTAGGTGAGGTGATGCGATGCTACCAGTCGTCTTTGTTCTGCTCGGTTTGTTTGGCCAGCAATACCACTGGCTGATGACAACACCGCTACAGGGATCGAAGAACCGAACCGTTCTTGTTGAGGCTTATCAGTTCGGTGTTGATTATCACGTCGCCAAGCAACTCCGAGATGATGCTGTCAACCACACGAGAGATGATGGCATGTTCCATCGCGTGTGGTTGTGGAACGGGAAGAGGGCGGCTTATCAATGGCGAGATGAAGTGGAGTGGCGGTCTAAGTGTTGGGAGTGCTTGTGCGACGCCTTGGACTGCGAGTATTACTTCTTCTACCGTCTTCACGCACTAGAACGCCTGTATGACTTGCTCGGCGATGAGGCATATTGGGCATGGGCGATGCCGTGTCCTACACCACAATATCGGGTTAGATAATAGCAACTTCGTCGCACTTCTTCATCCACGTCATGTTATTCATGGCGTGCTTAATCAGGCTGGTGGCTTCATTGCAGGTAGCGTCGATGCCTTGCAGTCCGCCACCCATCTCTTCCTTGTATCCTTCGGCAAAGATGAGCGTGACCGTCGCCTCGCTTGTTTTGTTCTTGATCGTAAGAAGCGTCCTGCCTGCCAGCGTATACTCAAGCACTTCTACTACATCGTCTTCCCATTTGTGGCTTCTGTCCTTCGACTGGCTGATGAAGTCGCATAGCCACGGATTCCAAACCTTCTCTTGGAACTGCTTAATCAAGCCGTCGATCTGTTCGTAATGGAAGTGGATCATTTGCGACTGCAATACAAGGCGAGTCGTGAGACGACGTGTTTCGATGTACTGTTCTAGTTCCCCCATCTCATTCTCCTGTGGTTGATTCCTGTACTTCCCATACTTTGATTCCTGCCGCCACTGCCTTGAACTTCATATCCCGCGTCCCTTTGTTGCCGGGGAATGCGACGACGAATTGCGGCTTGGCTTCGTCGATCATCTGTTGGTTGCGTTTCGGTCCTGCGGCTAGTCCGTACTTGTCCCAATCCGCCATGAACGTCAGGCAATGCACGCCACGCGACTTGGCCCATTCCTTGGCTAGCTTGTCGGCTCCTCTTGCTCCACCCTGCACTAGCGTCGTGATGGCTCGTTTAGCGTGTAGAGCATCCAAGGCGTCGTAAACAACCTTCTCGTTGGCGTAGTGGCGACTACCACAGGCAAGGACAACGAACTCGCTCATGCCGTCACTGTCTCCTTGATGCCGCCGATAGCCTTCCACATGCGAATGAGGAACTGGTAGGCGAGGGATGGCGACTCGTGGCCATTGCAATACTCGCTTAAAAAATCAGTCTGGTACGATATGCTAAGAAACTCAATCCCTAGATTCGCGTGATCCTCACTAGGGCAAGTGTAACCTTTCACACTAAACCATTCATAACAACCGGTATATTCATCGGTTGGCTTCTTCCCTTCCCGCCATGCCCAACGCAAGCAATTAGCCGCGTCCTCATCACCGATGTCGTCGTAGGCATCCGCAATGATGCCCAAACAGAATAGTTCGTCAGGAGCGTCGTTAAACGCATTCCAGAGGCATTCGATGGTATCCACCTACTCCTCCGTCGTCTTGGTTATTGCTTGGGCGAAAACGTACACGCTGCCGTCTTGGTTAGATGAAACGGATACACCGCCCACGGGAACCCATCCTTCGGCAATGCGGTCTTTAATAACCTCTTCCAATGCAAGCGATGTCCGAAACCAGACTACCTTATACTCTGTCTTCGCCTTCTTTGGCTTGGCTTCATTGGCCTCTGGCTTCGCTTCTGCCGTGATTTCTTCTGTCTCATTGCCTTCGGCCTTAGTGATGGCTTCGCGGGCTAGGGCGATGCTCTGGATCGTTTTATCACGAAGAGACGATTCGCCATTAGCGTAGGCGTCGATCACGAGATGCTTGCAGGCGTTGTACAAGTCGGGTGCGGCGGCGATGAGACACTTCGGCTCATACATCAAACTGCTTTCCGACAACGGATAGCCACTGGAATCAACAACGCCACCATCCTTCATTGTCCACGGCAAGCAATACACGCCATCGGGCACGTATGTAGGCAACGGCTCAGGCGTCGGCTTAGGATCATCGACGAAAACGATCCTGTCGGACTGCATTGCCGGGCCTCTTTGCGATGTTCTTTGGATGGAATCGCCATTGACTTCCAAGCGATAGAACTCCCCATCCTTCAACTCGCCATACTTCTTCCAAGTTACTGTCGGCATCTGCTATCTCCTATTAGGTTGTTTCGGTTGACGCCAGATAGCATACCATCAACCACACGAGATAGCAACGGCACTTCGCCAAGAATCTGCCAAATACTTGCATGTATACTCAAGAACACTATCATTTACACTTGTTTCTAGTATACGCCGTATACTAGAAACATACTGCAATGCTTGTCCACTACTTTTTATACAGGCCATCGCACTACAGACGGCATCCGTCCTGACCCACCTCTTTCTTGTGTTAAGATAGGCAATATAGCAACCGCAATCAGCCCTACTTATGAGAGAAAGATTAAAAAGTGGGTACCACAAAACAACTTTCTTTTAGCATTGACAGATTCATCCCATCCACCTACTTTACAAACAACTTGCGTCAAGTCTCCGGAATAATCCGTTCAAAGATTAAAACTTTATGAGCACAAAATGGGAGGCTCGGCGTATTAATATAAGGGTAGAGGGACTGCTTTTCGACACACTGCATTGGCGCAATACTGGGTTGTACAG